GTTCGTCTTCTAGGAAACCTGAGAATAGAAAAGCAAAATGTGCTAGCTATGATTGGGAGCGTGGTCTCGGTACTTGCCATAACTGTGATAGCACTTTTCAACTACATACATACAAACGTAAAGGCAAAGCTGAACGTGATTATGTTATGCCTGAAATCAAAAAGGTTGATCTTGTAGTTGATAAAACGTTAGAGTGGTTTAAAACTAGAGGAATATCTAAGAATACACTAGATGAATTAAAAGTTAGTGTTGGTAAAGAATATATGCCTCAGACCGGCAAAGCCGAGAATACTATACAGTTTAATTATTATGTAGGTGGACAACTTACTAATGTTAAATATAGAGATGGTAGAAAAAACTTTAAGCTTTATAAAGGAGCTGAAAAAGTATTTTATAACATAGACAATATTGTAGGTCATGATACTTGTGTGATTGTTGAAGGTGAGATGGACGTCTTAGCTTTACATGAAGCAGGCGTACCAAACGCGATATCAGTTCCAAACGGAGCTACGTTGAATACAAATAATCTAGACTATCTAGACAACTGTATTGATTATTTTGATGATATGTCTAAGATAATTATTGCAGTTGATTCAGATGCGCCGGGACAAGCTCTACAGACTGAGTTGATACGTAGGCTTGGGGCTGAGACTTGTTACATAACTACGTTTGATGATTGCAAAGATGCTAATGAGTATTTAGTCAAGCACTCTAGTAAGGAGCTATTGTCACGTATTACAAATGCAAAACCTGTACCTCTTGAAAACGTAACAACGTTTAGAGATATTGAAGATGAAATTACTGACTTTGTTCGTAATGGATTTAAAAAAGGTTTTCAAATAGGTTTAGATAACTTTGATAACATATTCTCTACATATACTAAGCAGTTTATAACAGTTACAGGTATACCTAGTTCAGGTAAATCAGACTTTGTAGACCAAATGGTTGTAGGTTATAATAAAGAGTATCAATGGAAAACAGCATTTGCATCTCCTGAAAATGCTCCTACATATCTTCATGCTCACAAGCTTATGCGTAAAGTATGGGGTGATATGCCTAACAAAGGAGATATTGGTGGAGACAAATGGAATCAAGTAGCTGAACATGTTAATGATAACTTTTTCTTTATCGATATGGAACGTTATACTCTTGAGTCTGTATTACGTAAAGGAGCTGAGCTTGTTAAACGTAAAGGTATTAAATGTCTTGTTATCGATCCATTTAATAAGGTTAGAGACGTTGACTGCACAACAGAAGACGTTAATCGTTACACGATGGAATATTTAACTAAGATTGAAACCTTTGCTAAAAAATATGATGTGCTAGTATTTATAGTGGCTCATCCAACTAAAATGTATAAAACACAAGATGGTAAAATTGAAGAACCAACTATGTACAACATTAAAGGCGGTGGCGAATGGTACGACGCTAGCTATCATGGTCTTCTTGTACATCGTGATTATGAGCTTAAGACAACTAAAGTTAAAGTTCTTAAATGTAAATTTCAGAACCTTGGCGAAAACGGTGCTGAGGCACATTTCACGTGGGAACCACGCTCAGGATGCTTCATACCGGAAATAAAACCAGAACTAGAAGAAAAAATGCCATGGGAATAAAATATATAGTAGCAGCGTTATTGTTTACCAGTTGTAATGTAAGTTCTAAAGTATTAGAAAAATACAACAACGATGACTTTAATTACGTAGGTAGAACAGTAACATATGAAGATGAAGTTGTAGCTAAATTAAAAGCTATTGAATTATCATACGACGGAGGTGAATTAATATATGAAGCCACGTTTGAATTAACAAACAGCAAATACAACCCTTATGCTATTAATGTTATTAAAATAGCTAGAATGCATCCTAAAATGAAAGACTGGGATATAGAGGTTGAACTTAAATACTAATGATACCTAAAAAGGTTGATTGGAAACCACCTTTATGGGACAAAGCAAACACTGAAGCATATCAATGGTGTATAAAACATGGTGTGAAAATATACTCCGTGCCTTGCGGTAAAGGTTTTGGCAACAAGACTTGTTGGATAGAGGTAAATGTAAACGGAAGAAAAAAATTAAGTCCAGGAACTTATGGTCCAACAGAATTATGGCCTAAAGTTATGGAACTATATAAATTTTATTATGATAAAAACATTCGCAAATAGATTTAGAAACGCTAATGAAGCTTTTCAATACTGGTACCAATGTATAGAACACTATGGCACAGACTTTGATGGAACAAAAGCTTTATTTAATGTAGGATTTGAAATGGAAAATCCACATGAAATGGAAATTAAAGAATCATGGCGTAATTGGAATGCTGATTACGCGGCAGCTGAGTGGGCTTGGTATATGACAGGTGATACCAACATTAAAACACTAGGTAAACTATATGGTAAAATTCCTGAAATATGGAAACACATGGCAGATGATCATGGTAATGTTAATTCTAACTACGGTTATCAATGGGGTAGAAACTCACAACTTGACTATGTAATAGAAAAACTAAGACGTGATCCTGACACTAGACAAGCTACGATTAGTATATATGACGGGAAAGAACATTCATTATATAGTAGAGACACCCCGTGCACATATGCGATACAATTTACAGTTGTTGACAATCATTTAAATATGTGTGTTACAATGCGATCTAATGATCTCTGGTTTGGTTTCTGTAATGATCAATATTGTTTTGCACAATTACAAAAATTAGTTGCAGAGGAGACAGATTATGATCTTGGTACATATTATCATTTTGCTCATAATTTACATTTATACACACCACAGCTAGGTAAGTTCTTGAGTACGAAAGAGAAAGGACCAGCACAATCAAGAGCAGACGAATATGGATGGTAATATAACATATTATTTATACCACATCCCGGGTAAAAAGATTGGTGTAACACGTAATCTTATAGATAGAGTTACAACACAACAGGGATATACCCTAGACGAAATAGAAGTTCTAGATCAAAGCACAGATATCGATTATATATCAAGCCGCGAGTTAGAACTTCAAAAGTCTTACGGCTATCGAGTCGACCTTAAACCTTATAAACAATTATTTAAAATGAAAATTAACGCAACCGAGCAAACCTCGACATTTCCTGTACCTTTAAACAAACTAAAAGGTAGACTTATGGACTCAATAGGAGACACATGGGAAACAATACATGGTACATTTACAGTAACTAAAGATTCTGTAGATTGGATAATGAAACATGCTAAGACATCTATGTTTAATAAAAATAGATCTTATATATATAATAAAGCGTTTTACGAGGCTTTTTTAAACGAAGCTAAGCAAGAAGCTACATTGTTTTATAATCAATTAAAAGATAGAGCTAATGGAGTTGAAAAAGACAGATTTCAATTAATAAGAGATTGGGCAGATGAAAGAGGGCTTTATGATAAAGGAGATACTAAAACACAATACTGTAAGCTTATGGAAGAGGCTGGAGAGCTTGGTAGAGCTATACTAAAAAAAGATAATGAAGAGTTTGTAGATGCTATTGGAGATATGGTTGTTGTATTAACCAACTTAGCTCATTTAGGCGGAGTATCAATTGAACATTGCATTGATTCAGCTTATAACGAAATAAAAGACCGTAAAGGCGGAATGCAGAATGGAACTTTTGTTAAAGACTAATCCAACGTTTGGTATAGCGTTAGCTAATTTAGTAGCATTATTATTTATTTTAATCTTATATTATTATGACAGAAAAAACAATTAAATTTAGAGATCCAGTGGTTGAACGCGTTGTAGATAAATTTGTAGACCGTTCAGATGTTGGTTTTAAAAAATACAAACAAACACTAGACACTGAGCGTAAGACTGGAGTTAAAGACTTAGCTGGATATCTTAACGATGTACAAGAAGAGCTAATGGATGCAATATTATATATTCAAGCAGCACGCGAAGAGCTGTCTGAAGCTAAAGACAAAGTCTACGGCGAAAGTATTAATGGTTTACCTTACTATGTCTCGGATATTGCGTCGTAAAAAACGCGGTCCGGTTAGAGCTAAGAAAAAAGTTGTAGATGGTATAGAATTTAAGTCAGGACTAGAAGCATATATGTATAAAGCTTTAAAAGAAGCAGGTATACAGGCAGAGTACGAAGGGGTAAAGTATGAACTTACCCCTTCATTTGACTTTAACAATAATAGTTATGAGCGACAAGGAAATGGAAAAGGCGAGTACAAAGATCGCGGAGGCAAGAAGATACTTAAGATCTCTTACACACCTGATTTTACAGGAACAGGGTTTATCATTGAGTGTAAAGGAAGGGCAAACGAATCTTTTCCTATACGTTGGAAACTATTTAAGAAATATGTCAGCGAACGACTTCATAGCGTTACTTTATATAAACCACAAAATCAAAAAGAATGCGACGAAACCGTGAGCTTAATACTTGGGAAAAGAAAGATCTAGCTAGACGCAAGTATGCTGAAAGAAAACTACAACAGTTTATTAACTGGAGTATAGAAAGTAAAGGTTATTTAAAATATAAAGACTTAATAGAATATAGTAAAAAATATGAAACAAGATAGAATAACACATACATTGATAGGATTAACTTTAACATTGGCTTTTTCTGTTTGCTTTTTAGAATATAAAACAATAGCAGCAGATAATCAATATATAAGTTCTTCTTTGGTTCAACTAGAGGATGAGGTTATTGTAGAAATAAACAAACCAATTATACCTCCTCCACCACCACCTCCAGTTTCAATACCGGAATTAGTAGAAGTTGTAAAAGATGAAGAAATAATAGATAAACCTATTATTTTATTAGATCCTGAAATAGATATTGATATAGTTATAAACGTAGAAGAACAAGAAGAACCTATTGTTGAAACTATTTTTGATGTTGTTGAAGAAGTACCAGAGTTTGTAGGTGGGGTTGAAAAGCTATACGAATATTTAGGTAATAACATAAATTATCCTGAACAAGCTAAAGACTTTAGTATTCAAGGTAAAGTTTTTGTACAATTTGTAGTATGGAAAGATGGTACTATTAAAGATGTTAATGTCGTTAAAGGAGCACATAAACTTTTAAATAAAGAAGCTTTAAGAGTTATAACTAATATGCCTAAATGGAAACCAGGAAAACAAAGAGGTAAAAATGTAAACGCAAGATTTACATTGCCCATAAAATTTAGAATAAGCTAATGAAAGAAAACACACTGCTTGAAATGCAGAATAAAATAAAAGCATTAACAAATGTTGTACAACACTTAGTTAATGAAATAGAATACATGAGAACGTTGTCTTATGGTACGTTAGAAACAATAAAGCAAATGCCAGATTATGAGGAAGCTTTAGGTAAAGTAAAAACAAAAGTTAAAGAAGCAAAAGAAGATGGAGTTATCAAACAAGATACTAAGTGATGTAACAGTTTATATGAAATACGCAAAATATATCCCTGAATTAAGCCGTAGGGAGACATGGGACGAACTAGTAACACGTAACATGAATATGCATATTAAAAAATATCCTGAGCTCACAGACGACATTAAAACAACATATAAATTGGTCTATGAAAAAAAGATTTTACCATCTATGCGATCGCTTCAGTTCGGTGGTAAGCCGATTGAAATATCACCTAATCGTGTGTATAATTGTGCTTACTTACCTATCGATCATATTGAATCGTTTAATGAGATTATGTTTTTATTACTTGGCGGAACCGGAGTTGGATACTCTGTTCAAGATCACCATGTTAAAAAGCTAGATCCGGTTAATAAACCTTATAGTAAAAGAACTAGAAGATTTTTAATAGGTGACTCAATTGAAGGTTGGGCTGACTCTATTAAAGTACTAATGAAATCATATCTTGGTGACAAAAGAAGTTCACGTATAGAGTTTGACTACTCTGATATACGCCCTAAGGGTGCAATGTTAGTAACGTCTGGTGGTAAAGCACCTGGACCTCAACCACTTAAAGAATGTATAGTAAAGATAACAGGAGTTTTAGATTCAAAGGAGGATGGCGATACGCTCTCCACTATAGAAGTACACGATATAGTTTGCCATATTGCAGACGCCGTCTTAGCTGGTGGGATACGTCGAGCAGCTTTGATAAGTCTGTTCTCAGCGGACGACGAGGAGATGATCTCTTGCAAGTCTGGAAATTGGTGGGAAACAAATCCACAAAGAGGTAGGGCTAACAACTCTGCTGTTTTAATGAGGCATAAAATTACTAAAGAGTTTTTTATGGATCTATGGAAACGTGTAGAACTATCAGGCGCAGGTGAACCTGGTATATACTTTAACAATGATAAAGACTGGGGTACAAACCCTTGTTGTGAAATAGCTTTACGACCTAATCAGTTTTGTAACTTATGTGAAGTAAATGCTAGTGACATAGAGTCACAAGATGATTTTAATAACAGAGTGAAAGCAGCTGCGTTCATAGGAACATTACAAGCTGGATATACAGACTTTCACTACTTAAGAGATGTATGGAAAGAAACAACAGAGAAAGACGCTTTAATAGGCGTCTCGATGACTGGGATAGGCTCGGGCACGGTGTTAGGATACGACATGAAGAAAGCCGCTCAAATAGTAAAAAGAGAAAACGCAAGAGTCGCGAAAGTGATTGGAATTAATCCATCAGCTAGATGCACAACCGTGAAGCCTGCAGGGACAACATCTCTGGCATTAGGAACATCATCTGGTATTCATGCGTGGCATAATGATTACTATGTCCGTAGAGTTAGGGTTGGTAAAAACGAAAGTATATACAAATACTTAGTTGAAAATCATCCCGCTTTAATTGAAGATGAGTATTTTAGACCGCATGATACAGCTGTAATTAGTATACCACAAAAATCACCTGAAGGTTCTATACTTAGAACTGAATCACCTTTTCAATTACTTGAACGTATAAAGAAAGTAGCTACTGAATGGGTTGCACCTGGACATAGAAAAGGTAGTAACACCCATAATGTATCTGCTACGGTTAGTTTAAAAGCTGAAGAGTGGGAAGACGCAGGAGAGTGGATGTGGGACAACAGAAATCATTATAATGGTTTATCTGTTTTACCTTACGATGGTGGAACTTATACGCAAGCGCCATTTGAAGATATAACCGAAGGTGAATATCTTAATATGTTACAACACTTAACTGATATAAATTTAGAAAATGTTATCGAGACTGAAGACAACACTGATCTCTCTGGCGAGCTTGCTTGCGCTGGTGGTTCTTGCGAGATTACATAGTTGCAAAAAAATAACAGATAATTATAAAACATTTACTATAAGAGAGGGTAAACATAGGTCGACAAATGCCTTGAACTATAGTAAGGACACGGTGTTCGGTTGGAACATTGAATTTGATTCAAGTGCTATCTACAAATGTGTGGATAGCCTTAATCAATATGATATAAACAAATTAATAGGGTGGAGTGATTGTGGTACAGATCATATAGAAAACTCTATACGCTTTGGATGGAGATGGCTAGATGATAGCTTAGAAATACATTGGTTTAAACATGAACATGGTAAATTTAGTTTTGATCTCATTAAGAGAGTTAGTCTATGTGAAGAACATTATTATGAGTTAACTATATTTAGATGGGATTATAAGCTAGCTGTCGATGGCACATATGTTTATGTGCCTCGCAATTGTCCAAACGAATATAGAAGATATCAACTATATCCTTATTTTGGAGGAGAAGAAACTGCACCTAATGACATAAATATTAAAATAAAAAAGGGGACCTCGTATTGAGATCCCCTTTTTGGTTACAGGAACTTTGGGTATGGTGCCCAGTTTTTTTAGTGTTCCTAATACAGTGTGTCTGAATAAGCTACATAAGAGCCTAACAGCTGATTTTCTTCTTCTAATCTTAAGCTTTCATTATATAATAAATAATAATCAGTTTCTAAATCTAGTAACTTAAACTTTAATTTTGCTTTTTCTATTCTATTTACTTTAATTTCATTAATCAAAACTTGATTATAAATTAATAAAGTTAACGATATTATACATATAATATATATTGCTATTCTTTTCATTTTACATTTCTATACATTTCTCTATGTGTAGGATCTTTTATAGCAAAAAGACCTAGCTTACCTTTAGCTTTTGCTTTTTTACTTCTAGGTATTTTATAGGCTTTCATTTGATATTCTTTACCATCTATTTCTACACCGTGAGTTTTTCTCTTAAGAAAACCTCCCCAATCTTTGTTCATTTTTTTATTTCTATGTCCCATAATATTAGCATTTCCATCTTTTTCTAGCTGCTTTTCCCCTTTCACCAGTCCATCCTTTCGATCTTGCACAAAAAGCTTTTCTACGTTTAGCTGCTTTACTACCAGGTTTTACTTTGCCAGTTACAGCTGTTTTAAGTTTGCTACCAGGATTTTTCTTTCTGTAAGCTTTAACACCTTTAGATGTCATGCCAGCGCCTTCTTCTGTTGTTCTGAAGTTTCGTCCTTTACCTTTAGTAGTCTTACGTATAGCCATTACTTTTTCTTTTTTATAGGCACACAGTTAGGTACTTGTTTGCCTCCCTTTTTCTTCATACCTATTGCTTCATATCCTTTCCAGCATGGGTTTTTCTTTTTCTTTTTTTTCATCGTGACATTCTGTTAAATTTTCTATTTAATTTATTAGCTTTTCTAGAACTCATTCCAGTACCGCCTTTATTAGTAGCGACTAAAGTCTTTTTAATTTCTCCTTTTTTATTATAAATATCTAAAGATTTAGCTGAAGGTGTTTTTACCATTGACACAGTTTCTGTTCTATCTAAAAACCTAGGATTACCACTGCTTTGTCTAACCTCTTTTTGTCCAGAATAATTAGTATTTAAAACTGCTTTTACTCTACCTTTTTTACTATAAGTTTTTGTTTGTCCACCTGGTTTTCTTTTAGAACCTTTGGTTGTTACTTTCTTTTTTGCTGGTTTATATGCCATAATTATTTATTTTTTTTAGTGTATAATTGTGCGTCAATTTCTCTGCACCAATCTCTAAGTTCTTCTACTTCTTTTTCTAACCTATTAATATGGTCAGTATGCCAATCTTGTTTTAAATCATATTCTATACGATCTATAACGGCTTCTGGTAAAGCTTTAGCTTCTGCTATATCATCTTGCAATGTGTAATACATACCTACAAAAGACGATGTTATTACAATTATGCTTATAATTGTTTTTAAATCTAATTTAAACTCTGTTGACTCTCCTATTTTCATTTTTTATTTTTATATAGTTCTTCTATTTTTTTAACTCTATCGGCTTCATATTTTAAAGTTGATATCAATGAGTCAGAAAGACCTAACAACTTTAAAGTATCTACTTGACTTTGTTTGTTTAATTTATATAATCTTGTTTGTTGTTCTGTTCTTTTGCTTGATGGAATAGCTTCTGATTTTTTAAGTCTAGCAGGTATACTATCATTTTCTATTAATCTTAATAGTTTATCCACTCTTTTTTGTTCTGTATTATATTGTTCTCTAATTACTTTTTTACTAAAACCTAAGCTATCTAATTTCTCTACTTGTTCCGCTTTATTATAATTAAAGTATTTTTTTACATTAGCATTAGTTTTTTTATCTGCTTCACTTATATCAGTTCTTTCCTCTTCCTTAACATAAGGTGAATAAACTTTTTTCTTATCTGTTTTAGCAGGTTTTTTAATTTTACTAGTATATATCTTACCAGACTTTTCTTCTGCAGCTTTTATTGTAGCTGCTCGAGTTCCTGAGTCTTTCATTTTCTTTATATCCTCTTCACTATAACCATGCTGCATAAGTATATCTACTTGTTCTGCTTTAGAATATTTAGTAGGATCTTCTTGTGCTTGTCTATACTTGTAATCTTCTTTTTCTTGTTGCCAATCTTCTGTTTTCTGCGCTTCATTTTTAAGTTGCCATTCTGGCCACCCTAATAACGTAGCTACCTTTTGCCATGTTTCACTTTCATCACTCATAGCGTATTGCACGTTTTCTATTTTTTGCAAAAATCTATCTAGTGGAACATTTGTAGTAGCTGACACTACTTTAGCAAAAGCTGTAAAAGCAGGGTTATCTAAACTAAAACCTTTATCAATCATTTCTTGACGTCTTTGTTTAGTATCAAACTGCCACGCAGCGTTTTTAAGTTTACTAACTTTATTTTTTATTGCAGGAGAAAATCCTAACAGTTGCCAAGCAGCATCTTGAAAATCTGGTTGTTTTCTTCCTATTCTTTTATAAGCGTCGATGGCTGTATTTTTTAGAACAGATATAGTCATTCCAGCAAATCCAGTACCTCTTAATACACTGTCAAGCATTCCATTACCTGTGTTTAAAAACTTATCTTCTATTTCTGCATCTCCTAGATCATCATCAAAACCAATAGCAAAAGCTGCTTGCTGCATAAAGTTAAACCATAAGTTTTGCATAGCGCCATAGTAAAGTATTTTACCTATTTTAGGTAATGGATTTCCTCCACGTTTATTAATTATATCTTTTATTTCAGTAAGTTGTAATCTATTGTATTGCATAGGAGTATTAACGAACTGTAATAGTATTCTACCCATGTCACCTGACTGCTGTTGAGATATTTTACTAGGATCACTTGATTGTTGAGATTTTTCAGAAAGCTCCATGAATTCTCCAAAAGCTTTAGTCTTAGCTTCTGCCTCAGACAAACCTTCTTTCTTCATAATATCATTAATCCTATTTCTATACCACATAGAACCACCAGAAGCAATAGCAAAACTATCCGCAAATTTTGTAGGTAAATATCCTTTTTCTAATATATAGTTTACAGCAGCTTTAGCTTTATTACCACTAGTAGCAGCGGCGTCAGCTATTTCACTTTCAGATATGTTAAGTTTTAAACCATTACGCCTATCAACTAAATAATCAGAGTTCATTATATCTACAAAATCTTTCCAATATTGCTTTTGGTTAGCAAAAGCTTTACCCATTTTTAACGGGTTGTTAAAAGACGTGTTAGTATAATTAGCAGATGAAAGCGTTTGAAGTATAGCAGATCTCATGTTTAAGAACATTATAGTTCCTTGAGCATTGTTTATATAATCTAAAGCTCTATCACTTAATCTATTTCCACTTTGTATTCTGTTTTTACCAGCTTTCATTCTGGCTAAACTATTACTTAAAGCTTCTCTATACTTAGGTCCATAAGCGGCTTCAAGCTTGTTCATGTTCTTTTCAGAAAACATAACATCAACATTAGCTTGCCATTCAGTAAGATATTTGCCTCTTTTTGAAGTGTTTAACAAGTCTATAAAATCTGTTGTTATAGTACCGGATAACCAATGTTCTTTAGGTTTAGCATAACCATCTCCTTTAGTAATGGAAAGTATTTGATTAGCAAATGTAGAAAGCTTAGGATCATTTTCTACTATTTTATTTAGTTCAGCTAAATCTGTTTTAGATAATCCTGGAACTTCATAGCCCATTTTGCTATACAAGTTAACTCTAACAGCTTGTTCTTTAGTAAAACCAGACTTTGTATTTTCTCTTAAATCTTTTGGTACATCTAACTCTTGCTTTAACTTTTTAAAATCTTGCATTAAATTAACTCTATCTTGAGATAAAGCTCGTTGAGCTCTGTTATAAGGTTTATATAATGTTTCATTGTAAAACTCTCTTTGAGCATCACCTTCTTTTCCTTTTCCTAAAGTATAATCCATTAAGCCAGAAAAATCTTGAGCTGACGGACCCATTAATTTATAACTACTTACTTCAGCGCCTCTTACTTTTGCTTTAGCTTTTGAAAACTCTTTTTCAGCACCAATACCAGTTTTATTTTCTATTATCTGGTTAAACTTTTTGTCTAACTCTACAGAGCTTTTATTTATTCTAGCTTGCTGTACTTGAGATTTGACATCAATAGGTTCTAAAGCTTTTTTAACAGCTTCTACATTAGCCATAGCATCATCGGCAAAGTAAAAGTCATTATAACCTTCAGCGGCTTTACCAACTATCCATTCTGCTTTAGCTTCGCCTGTAGAGTTTCCAAGACCTTTTATATTTTCTAAAGGAATATCAATACCCATTTGTTTTAAAAACTCATGAATAGCAGGTGCCGATTCAGCTGCTCTTGCAGTCAAGATAAACATATCTCTATCTCCCTCTGCTTCTTTCATTTTCTTCATTAAGTCAAATAATGGACCTTTCTTACCGTCAACAACTTTATTAAAATCAGAAAAATCCATTTTCCACCCAGCGTCAACTAAATCTTTACCATCTTTTGCAAACTCTTCAGCTGTTAATGTTTTCTTTTCACCACCTTTAGTAGCAAACACCTTACTCTTAGTTCTAGCAACTGTATCATCAAAGTCAAATACTCTAGCTTTTTTAACTGGTGGATTAATTCTTCTTGCTTCTTCTAAAGCTTTATCAGCAGTCTTTGTTATATCTATAAGCTCACCTTTAGATTTACCTTTAGTAGAGGATTTATTTAGATAAGATATTTTTTCAACTACTTTTCTATCATAATTTGTAACCTCTTCACCACGCTCCATTTTGGCTGCTATCTCATGAGCTTTACCTTCTTTTGAAGCTTCAAAATCTTTTGTTTCGATGTATTTTGCTAAGTTTAATACAGCTCTTGATCTTCCATCTCCTAGCGTACGTCTGTTAAACATTCTAGCATATCTCGCATCCTCTTTAAATATAAGACCTTCTCTTGGGCTTTCTACTTTAAACTGTTCAGCTAAAACATTATCAAAGCTTTCATTAACTAAAGCTGTTTCGTACTCATCAAATATTTCTTTAACTTTTTCAAAAGACTTTTCTTTAAACTCTAAACCATTCCAGTTATTTTTGTTTTGCATTTCAGCTACAATCCTACGTAACATTGGATCAGCTGCTTTCTTATGCTCTACGGTTAATTCTGTCAACACATCTCCTTCAAAAGGTATCATTACATCTGCTAAGTTAGCTGCTTCTCTTAGATGTGTTCTCATGTTAGTATTATAGCTATTTAGCTTTAAAAACAACATTTCTCTATCCATTTTGCCTTCTTTAAATTGAATAAAGTCATCTACTATTTCATCAATTAAAGCGTCTCTAGATTGATCTGCTTCTATCTTTCTAGTTTCTACATCTAACTTTAGTTTTTCAAATTTTTCAGGATTGTTTTCAGCCCATTTAGCGTCTGCTTCCATTTCTTTGATATAGTCAAAAATGTAAGACATGCTCTTACCGGTCTGTTGAGACTTACTCATGTTAACTTTCTCGCCATCTAACTCTATACTGTTTCTTTTTAGATTACCATTTTCTTCTAACTTGTACGTTAAGTCAACATTTTTTTCCTTAAGTATAGGTTTTAGCCTTTCTAATAAAGTAGGCATTGCTCCAAAGAATTGACCTCTATAACCAGCTTCTCCTCCAGCTGTTATTAAGTGACCAGTATTATATTTTAGATATCTTTCTACTTCTGCTTTCAAAGCATCACCTTCTAAGTTATCGATTTTTCTTTCAAAATAATCTATAGTTCTCAATTGTCCCTCTTCAGCCCTAAGTAATGCTAATTCTTTAGCGCTTTTAATACTTATTCCTAACTGAGCCTGAAGCTTTGCGGCTTCTTTAGATATAGCTTGAACCTCTGTTAATGCTTCACCAACTTCAAAATCAGCAATCTCTTTATCAATTTCAGATTTTAACTTTTTAGATTCTACACCATCTAGTATTATATTTGATTTATCATACTTAAACCCTTTACCTACTCTGTCTAATGTTTTTATCATTTCATTAGCCATCTTACCAGCGACTTCATTAGATATACCAAACCCACCTTCAAATGTATTTTCCTTAGCAAAGTCTTTATACATTTTAGCAATAGCTTTCTTCGACTCTTTATTAATACCTAATCTTACTTCTTTACTTAATCTTGGACTAAGTTTTTCAATAATACGATCATATATAGAGTTACTAATATCAAGAACATTAACTCCTTCAGGCATTAATCCTTCGTTAACTACTGTTGTTATAGCTTCTCTAAGTGCTGAGTTTTTTCTAAAATTAGATATTTCTATTTGCTGGTTTACTTTTTGTTTAAAATCTTTGACATCCCCTTCTTTAAACGCTCCATCAAAACCTTCTATAGCATTTCCTTCAGCCATAAACTTTTTAATATCACTCATGTAAAGATCTCTTCTTACATCAAATTCTTTTTTAGTTATTATACCTGAATCAAACTCATTTCTAGACGTTTCAAATTCAGCTTCAGCTAGATCTATTTTATTATCTATCTCCGTCTTACTATCTAATATTTCCATAAACCTTTTGCTCCCATAGCTATCTGCTATTTGATAAGCTAAACCGTCTCTTTTCGCTTGCCACCTGTCGGGTACAGCATCTTTTAAGAACTGTGCTTTATCAGCTTCGGTTATGTTACTCTTAAGCTTAACTCCTTTAGGACCTGATGTAAATCTATTATCTCTTCCAGTTGAACTCGCTTGAGCACTTTTTTCAACTAAGTAAGGAAAATTTCTAGATAAATAACCTACGGGCAACGTTTCTATTATACCGTCAAAAGCGTTATCAATGTATCTTTTGTAATCAGCTTTTTTCTTACCCATAGTCTCAGCTACAGCTTTTTGACCTTTTTTACCAAAGTCTTTTTTAAATTCTCTAATGAAAGGAGATATAGTTTGGTTTTTGCCAGCTGGAGTATTGAAAGCTTCTACTAGTTTATTAAAATCTAAATCTTTAAAAGTTTTATCTAAATCAGTTACAGTTTCTGGCTTTAATTTAGACTTAAGTAATACTTGTTTTGAAGTTAAAGGTTTATAAGTAGATTCAACAGTTTTTTCTCCAAAGTTTTCAAAAGAAGAATCTGATGGATCAAACCCAGCTTCTTCTTTAAGAGCATCTAATGATACATCTTTTTTCTCAAGTATCTTTTTTATGTTTAATCCTTTATGGTATATATAAGAATTAACCCAAGCAAAAAACCCTTTAGCACCACTCGTAGTTTGCTTTGACTTTTCAAAACCTTTTATATGGTTAGTCATTTCACCATATACACTTTGAACAAACTCCCTATCTAACTCTTTAGTCCAACCTTTTTTGTACCTGTCGTAAGGTAATTGAGCTGCTATTAAGTTATCTAGTAAACCTTCTTTAACCATGATGTTCTGAGCTTTTTGAGCACCACCATTTAACCATTCTTTTTGATTTTCTTTATAAAGCTTGTTTATCTTAGGACCATTGTCTACTGAAGCTTTTCTAGTTTCAGCAGCAAACTCTGTCTTTTCTCCATTTATAAAATCTTTATACTCTCTTATAGCTTCATTAGCAACTTCACTTATTTTAGCAAAGTCTTCACCTTTAGCTTTACCAAACTGTAATAAAAAGTCTCTAACATCAACCCCATCTTTGAAGAAAGTATCTTTAAATGGAGTTTTGTTTTCCATAAATTCATTTAACTTACTCTTAAAATTTTTAAAGGCTCTTTTATTTTTACCTATATAAGGATCTAACCTGCCATCTCTAACCATTTCACCATATATAGTTAACCATTCAGAACCTAAATATCCTCTTTTATAGTCTGGATGATTTTTTAAAACTTCTAAAACTTCTTTATATTCACCTGTTTGTTTTAATACATCTATAAAGCTTTCAACAAATTTTCTTCCTTCAGGTCCTTTTACATACTGTTCAACTGCTGGGTGAATTATCTCATGGAATAAAGTGTTTTTTCTAGCATCACTCATTATCTTAAAATTCACACCTTCAGCAAGCATTGGCTTAGATCTCTCAAACTCTTTCTCCCATTCAATTTTAGCAGTATTAGCTTTAGACTTGTCAACAAAAACATATGGCTTCATTTTTCCTGTCTTAGGATCAACAATATCAATTTGGGCGCCGTAGTTGGTTTCGTTTTCTGTAGAAAATTCTTGGCCTAAGTCTTTCATACTTTGCTTCATTTCAGCAGTTGTCTTATACTCTTTGATTTCAGCCTCAGTTATCTTATCAATAGCTATTTGATTATCTATAGCTTCTTCTGCTTCATTTGCTTTTTCAATTTCTCTTTCTTTTTCTAAAAGAATCTCTTGCTCTGCTTTTATATTTTCTAGTTCTAGCTTAAGAGTACTTTCTGTTATTTCATTTCTTTTATAAGCGTCTTTTAATGATTTTTCTTTACCGTTTAATTCATAACCTTTAGCTTGAGTTTTGAAAAAGTCTCTTTGTGATTTAGAACCATCTTTAAATCCTTTAGCGTCGTTTACTTTAGAAAGATTTTCACACCATTCCATATATTTAATAGCAGATTGTTCGCTCATTCCAGCGCCCATGAGTTCTTTTACTAATCTATTTCTTCCACCAGAACCTTCAAATCCAGCGATTTGACCCCAAGCTAATTGATCACCTAGGTTAGTGTTTTGCCCTTTAGAAATTCTTTCTAGTATTTTATCAATAGTCCCATTCATAGACTTTTCTCCAAAAGCTGTATTTTCTACACCATCTGAAGTAGCTCTGAAGCCATCTAATTCTGCTTTCAAGCTAGCAAACTTAGCAAGCTGATTAGCTTCACTAATAGCAGCTTTCTTTTGAGCTTCATTCAACTTTGGATCAGCTTCTATTTCTAATATTCTTTTACTTAAAGCTTCATTTATTTGGCCTTCTGTCCAAAAAGATTTACCATTCGCGAAGTTCTTAGTACTCCAATTACTTAATCTTGGTAATCCTAATTGCTTTCCAACAATGTTAAACTTACGAGTTCCAATATTATTAGTAAGGTTAAATACATTTTCTTTAATATGGCCAAAAGCTAGTCTTCCATCTTTTAAACCGGTTCTTGTACCCATAACCATCATAGCGCCATAAGTTTCAAGAAATGAATCCGCATCTAAAGCATGATCCCAAAATTGGTTATAGGTCATCTCGCCTGAAAACAATTCACCCAGAGAACCTACAAATTCTCCTGACTTAATGGTTAAAGTACCAATACCAGCTCCTAGCATTTTTTTAGGTACATATGTAAGTGCGCCAATTTTTTTAGGATTATTTATCATAATACTATTAGCAGTACCCCATATTCTTCCCGCAGGTGTGCTGGCTCTACCAGTTGATTTAGATAACATGCTAGCGTTAAAAAGCTTAGAGTATCTACCTAACATCGTCATAGTCATTTTCATGCCTACAGCACCAAAAGCAAAAGTACCTACAGGCATTCTTTCTCTATTCCATAAAGCTCCACCTATTTGATTTGACCCTTCTAATATCAGAGCTTCTTCAGCCATCATTTTAGTCCAACCTCCCATAACTGTAGACATGCGTCTAGAAAATTTTGGAGCTTTACTAGCTATTCTAGTTGCTTTAAATAGTATATTACTTATTCTAGTTACTTTCGTACCTATATTAGCAATAGCAGCGCCAGCTCCCATGCCTCTAGTTAAAACAGTAATTGCAGCTGCTTCCCCAGCCATTACAACAAAAGTAGGTGTTATTCTACCTATTTTATTATACATCGAAACATTTTCTAATTTACGATTTAACTGATTTTGTAAAACATTTCTTTGTACTTTAACCATTTCCCCATCTTCGTTTTCTTCTTCAACCTCTTCAGTTTGGGTTATATTAAAGTCCTCTATCATTGAATTAACAAATTCTTGTTGTAACTCTTCATCACTTAAGCTAGTATATGCCATACCAACAGCTTCCGGCGTTCCTTCAACAATACCATCCCAAAGTCTACCAAGTTGATCTGTCTTGTCGCCTGTAAGTATATTACCCTCTAATTTTGCTTTTTTGTTTTTTAAGGTTAATATTGGATCGTAGTTCATCAGGTATACTTCAGATAATGCACGATATTTATTTAACTTTGCATTATAATCTTGCACAACAGCAATACTTGCGCCTCCTGGTATAGGTGTTAACTCTTCAAAGTCCATTCTACCAGTTTCTTCAAATCGTTTTACTGCTTTATCGAAATATTTAAAATCATCCCAAACCAGTTTTGAATCATTATCAGATGTAAATCCAAAGTCTTGCTCCATAACTTCTTCCCAAAAACCATTCCATTGAGTTCCAGCTTTAGGACCCATGTCAGATAACTGTCGAATATCATACATCATACTAGCTTGAAGATTTGATAATATATCTCTAACAGTGTTGTTAGTAAATATACCGGTGGAATATTGATCTTTTATTCCTTTAACTTCATTATAAGCTTTTAATGCCTCAGGTTGCAATGTGTTTGGATTTGGATTTCTAATAGTTTTACCTGTAACAGGATCAATTATAAGAGCTACTTTTCCTATGTTTTCCGGACCTAAAGTTTTTATAATTAGTTCTTTCTCTTTTTTTACGTATGTCTTTAATTTTTTTAAAATTACTTCTGCTCCACTATCGTCTTCTTTACCTACAGCTTCATTGTATTGGTTTCTTAATGAGAATACCTCTTCATTTAGTGTTCTCATTTCCTTTATAGCTTCTACAGTAACCCCATGGTCTGTACTAAAGGTTTGGTTCATTGAAGCATAAAAAGTATCTTCACTTTTTAAATCTTCTACATTAAAAACAAACTCTTTATCATCTTTCTTTAAATTTAAATCACCTTTAAAAACAGTGCTAGCAATTTTCTGATCTGATTCTATTTTAGTGTTCTCTACTGATGCTGCTGTAACTTGAGCTTTTACTAAAGCACCGTCTTTAGTTTTATCAAAGAAAAAGTTCATAAAATTATTAGCAGCTGCAGCATATTCTTTTAAAGCAGCATTATATTCTGATTGTCCAGGTTGAGTGTCTTCTCCATTGTGAAAACCAATATCTCCTTCTTTGCCATTGGTTTTAGCATATAGTTGCATTTGTTCCCAATAAGAGCCTGATTCTTTCAACGTTTCCCATAATGCAGCGTATTCCTCGTTGGCTTCTTCTGTACCGTATTTCCATGTACCTTCAAAAAAGCCAGGTTCTACCTTACCTTGAATACTACTTGTTCCTATGTCTGACATAGTTTTTTCGTTCCACCATTTATTTACAACTTCTGGATCATAAGGTGATTGCGTTGGGGTATCCATATACCAGCCTCTAGCAACTTGCGCTATGTAATCAAGACCAGGTGAATCTGTTAGTTTTTGTTTTAAAGTTCTATCTTTTTGATCAAACGTATATTGTTGATCAGTTCTGTTTCCTATTATAGTTGCTTGGTAGTTCTTATTGAATGGGCTTACCGCTGATACTTTTGCCATATCAGGCACAAGAAAATCAGAGCTATTGCTTTTTACTATAGCATCAAATTCTTGTTGTGTTATATTACCTGATTCACGAAGCTTATGTAGCTTATCCCAAAACGCTTGGACTTGAGGATCTCTTCCATCTTCTTTAACAACATGGATACCCATATTCTCCATTCTAACATCATTAGGTGTTAACAAATTTGTATGAGTTAAGCTTTTTATGTCTGCTGGATTAGTCTTTTTTGCTCTTATATATTCTTGATCTAATGAACCGCCAGTGTTTTTTACTCTAGGTCTAAGCACCATATCACCTTCCCGATGAGATCCAGCTGGATCTTCAGGTTTAACATTTGTTTGTAAGTTTATTCCATCAATGTTTTTGGTTAAATAAGCTTGGTTAATCTCTCCCTGTGTTTTACCTTCTAATAATGGCGAATATTTATTAACGAATTTATCTTTTTCATCTTTAGCTTTTTTAAGTTTGAACTCAAGAGGACTATAAAACCTAGAGTCTACGTTAGCTGCTTTAGATAATATAGGATCATCTTTCCAGTTGTCTTTTCTGTTAGTAGGGAGTTGACTTTGACCCTGCAAGCCTTCAGTGAATTTTTTATAAAAATCTTCAGCAGTATTAACATCTTTTACTAATTGACTATTGTTGTTTTTTAAATAGTTATATATATTTACAGTGAACTTAGCATCTGAAGAAAGTTGATTAACCCATCCATCAAAACCTTTATCTCCTACTCTATTAGTATAATTAGAGTCTAAGCTATTTAATTCACTCCAAACATTATCTCTATAACTTGGCATATTTTATTGTTTAAATGTTATCTGCGATGATGGTGATTCAATTACTTGATCACCTGCTTCATTACTTGAATCTTGTTCAAGGGTCGGACCTAGTAAACCGTCATCAGTGTTTCGGTTTCTATAGCTTACTCCTTCTCTATCTACAATGTTTTGTACCATAATTCTAGATATCTCACTTTTCATCATAGCTGGAGTCATGTTGCCAAAATCTACATATTGATCACCTACCATGTTATTATCATAGTACATATCTGCATCCCCACCTAAAAGCCCTTCTAACTGTCCTTCAAGATTATCTTCATTAATATATGCATTAATCATTGACGCACCCTCTCGATTCATGTAATAATCTACTATCTGCCTTTTATCAGCCATTAACTTACGACCTAAATCATCTTTGCCATCACTTTTATCTGCCATAGCAACGTTAGCTTCAGTAAAACCTTCTCCAGATCTTTGATACATTTTAAATGCTCCATCTTTTTTAAGCTGATCATGTTGCTTGTATAAATTAGTTTCATTGCCTACCTCTGTGTGTTTAAAGAAAGTTCCTGTATTATTTTGATCATATATTTTAGCAATATCACCTAAAATAACAATACCAATATCTTTATCAAATGCATAACCTTTATCCTCATCAGTATCATCACCTATTCTTGTCACTTCGTCTTCATACTTTTCAGCTTGTTTATTGTCGTAGCTTGTAACTCTATCTATCTTACTCTCGACTGTTGCTATTTTATCGTTAATGGCTTGAGATTTTGCATTATAGTCAGCAGCGTTAGTGTCAAGTGCCGTAAGATCTTTTGCCAATTTTTCCTTTTGTTTAACAAGTTTGTCTTTAGTACCTTTCTCAGCATATTCTTTTTTCTGCTTGCTAATATCACTTTCACTTTCCAACGGAACAAACACCCATTCTTTAGTTGTTGGATCTTGTTGAAGTATTATATCATCTTCTCTACTATCCATTTTTTGAAAAAGCAATTGAAGCTGTGGATTAGAACCAGCAGGAATATGGCCATCTTCACCAGGTGGTATACTTTGAGCAGACTTCCATTCCTCATAAGCTGCCATTAAGTTTGTAAAATTAGTTTTTAAGTTACTAGCTATAGCAACAGATTCAGATGTTAAAGCTTGTATTTCAGGCATACTTAAATTAGGCTTTGATATAGCTTTTTTTAGTCTTTTTGCCTCTTCTTCTAAAGCATTATCTATTTGATTCTTCATGTTAAGGCTTTCTTTGTTGCCTTTAAGTTTTTGATCAAAAGCTTGCAATGCTGTTTTAGCTTCAGACATAGCTTTACCATAAGGAGTCATTGCTCTTTCGGTAAATTCTCTATTATCTTTAACCCTTTTTTTTCTAGCTCTAATAGATTCAATAAGTTTTTCCTGATTCATAGCCATGTTTTGTCTATATCTTGCCATGGTCTGCATCATAACAGTAACATTGTCTGTGCTAAAAAGTTGTTGGGGATTTTCGTATGCTCCGCCTTGTGCCATATTATTTATTTTTATTTTAAACTAAGTAACCTATATCATCGTTACCCATAATATTCATAGTTATATCTTCTGAACCGGTTGTTTTGGAGACGTCGCTCCCTACTGCTTTGGTAAAAGCCCTTTCTCACCGTCGCTTAATTCCAATCCCGCTGTAAGCATACTCGTACCAGCATCAGTTACAGCTCCCATAGCTTCCATGCTTGAAGCCATAGCTGCTTGATCTAAAGCCATTGATTGAGCACCGGCTCTATCAGACAAACCAGCTAACCTATTCATTTTTGAAACATCTCTTTCTTCTTGTCTTCCATAAGCAGCTGTTTCTTCAGCTAACGCAGCTTGTTCTATCGCCATCTTTTGTGATACAGCGTTTGCCTCTCCTTCTATTCTAAGTTTTTGATTAGTAACTTCTTGGGTTTCTATACTTGCAGCAACCTCTGCTTTACTTGCTGCAGCCATTTGGGCTAAAGCCGTTGCGCCACCGCCGCCTGACGCTCTTATAGCATCTAAAGTATTAGCTAATGCTTTATCAGTTTCTTCTATTTTAATGTCAGCAGCTTTTGTAGCTACACCCATTTGAGCATATGGATTAAAGACTTGATCTTTCATAGCTCTAATCTTTTCAGAATTATCTATAACAGGTTGCCTAGCGGCTTCAAATGCGGCTAGTTGTTTGTCTAGTCTTCTCTGTTTATTTGCTTCTGCCCTAGCCATCTTACTCTGTTTTGATGCATTACTTATCCCCATTCCTGCTGAGGCTAATGCTCCTACTCCTGCTACTATTGCGCCTATTGCTACTATTGGTCCTGCCATATTACTTATTTTTTAAATATTCATTATATTCGTCTCTATTAAGACAGTAAATTCTTTTTTCAATTTCGTCTATATCTTCTTTATTATCTGGGTTAGGATAAATGTTCATAAATATAGAATCTTCTTGAGCATGTATTAATCTTTGTACTCCTGGACTAGCCTTTATATAACAAGGCGCTTGAAATTCTTTAGCGCCTTCTTCATTTGTTGCAACTAAAATTTTACCTAACATCAGAAACCACACGTGTAATTCTTTATGTATTGCACCTGCAATAAAAGATCCTTTTTCAAAATCCATTCTTCTAATATAAACTCCATCAACAAACTCATGACTTATTTTCATAAAATCTGTTTCTTGTATAATGTGTTTGCCATCTCCTACTATGTTCACTCCATCAGCTAATTCAAATATATTGTTTAACAATGTTTGAATTTTTTCTTCTCTTAGTGAAATTAATTCTTTTTTCTTAATTTCCTCTAGTTCCATTTAATTTAATTTAAGTTGATGATACTACAAAATTAGAAGCTACTGTAAATAATTCTTTTCTTCCTCCAGGTTGAGTTGTTGTATCTAGTTTTAGTTTAACATTTGCTACGTATCCTTTTATACCTGTTAACATACCGTCACTAGCAGACTGTTGTGCAGTAGTTAAGTTAGGATAAACCGCTAAAGGATATATCACCTCTGATGGTCTAGGATTTACATTATCACTAATTAAATCTGCAACATATCTGTTTTCTTTTATAGTGAAACCTGCATTAGCTGGATATCCAAATGAATCTATATATATACCTTCGTCTACACTGTTAACTTTTAATGCGCTATCCCTATAATTTTGACCATAAATAAAGCTACTTGATGGACTAAGTACATCTGGGTTTGTTCTGTCAAATTCTTGATAATCAGAATAAGCTGACTCCATTTCCCAGCCGTTACTACCTTCATAAGATATTGTTTTAAAGTTTTTACTTACATTTGGATTAGGGTTAAATATAAACTCTATGCTAGAAGTAGCTGGAGTTGTTGCTCCATAGAATTTGCCATAATTATTTGCTACAGTAGGATCACCTACGTAATGTTGGTATATATTAGATTTTTTAAAGGTGTAAAAATAGTTTTTAATACTATCTAAGAATAATGGCTTGTAAGCGTAGAAGCTAACCCAACCTTTTACTGTCTCGTCAAAATTTAAAGTATTATATACTCCTTCTGTTGTAGAGCATGTAGACGCATCATAAATTGTAGTTGGTAAATACTGTAGAGATAAAGTGTAGTTTTTATTATATATATCCCAACCACCAGGTATTCTATCTTTAGAGTATTTTGTTATTAAAATAGGAACTTCAGGACTAAGTGTATTACCAACGAAAGAACTGCTTAAAGTTATAGTAGCAACATTAGTTCCTGAATCAAACTCAATATTAGTTATGAATTTTAAATGTCTTTGATACGAGCCTGCTGCTTCTCCAAATTCAATTTGAGATCCAATTGGTATCGAATTATAGCAAGTAAAGTCAGGTATTGTTAACTTGTAGTAACTGCTGCTAGATGCGCTATTAGCCCATGTCGTACTAGTAGTGTTTATAGAAGATTTTAAGTTATTAGATATGTTAGCTAGGTTATCTCTAAAATAATCTGTCATACCATAGTCAGATATTTCAGTTATACCGTCTATTGATAATCTACAAACTACACCTCTATCTCTATCTGTAAAGTATTTTCTATAACCATAAATAGCAAATGATTCTGGGTTTTTACTTATACCGTATTCTCCAGCGTAAGCAGAAGCTTGCCCAAAAAAGTTTATTACTCCTGTCTCAGCGGAACCTTGAGTTCCTGAGTAAAGTACATTTTTGTTTATCAATAATTTATTTACTTTTCTTTCTTGCAGTACAGTTAAGTTAGTGTCCTCTGTGTAAAGTTTTTGAATACTACCATTTATAGCATCCATATCTTTTTCAATATTTTCTGCTACAGAAAAAACATTGGTTTCATTATAACCTGTTCTTGTATTCAAAACACCTGAGTGTATTAAACTCTGCGATCTAACTATGCCTTCAGGGTTTTCTAATATAGTATATGCTCTAACACCTAAAGCACATCTATTGTTATTAAAACCACCTTTATGGCTAGATTCTTCTAAGTACCAATGTGCTGGAAAAACATAGCTAGTGCTATTATAAGATCTAGTAGCTATAGCCTCTTTAACATTAGGTGTAGAATAGTCATATGAAGGTGCGTTATACCAAGGAAATGGAGGATATATCACTGTGTAACCAGCGCCGTTTATTCCTTTAGGATTCCACGGTAGTCCAGGCCAATATCCAGAAACATTAGCAGGATCAAAACTTCCTGTAGATGTATCAGTATCTATAGTTGGCGCCGCGGCTTGTGGTACTACTTTTTTTATCCAAAATGAATTAAAAAACTTTACTTCTATTGTTGCTGCCATGTTTAAGTTATATTTATTCTTAATAGATCATTATAAACGGTTGGTCCATAAGCATTCATTAATGTTTTAGAAGTACCGTCGGTATCTGTTATTTCAATAGGTTCTGGAGTTGATGTTTTACTAGTGCTTTTAGCTATATAGTACATTCCAGCTCCATGAGTTGATATGAAACTAGTTCCACATCTTAACTCCATAGATCCTGTTCCATTAGGAGATATAGTATATGTTCCTCCAGATCCTGAAACTTGAGGTATCACATTGAAAGTTCCCGCCGTTGAACCTGCTTTCCATAAAGCTAAATTAGACACTGTGTATTGTTCTTGATCTTTATTTGCGCTATAACTCTGTTGCCAATCAGTAGTACCGTTCCACGAATAAGCACCGTTGAAAGCTTTAAAAGTAAAAACCAGTCTTGGGTATGTTCCTACAGGAAAGCCATTAACATTTACACTGCCTAAATAATTTTCATCAGCAAGCGTTGGTGCTCCTCCAACAATACCACTAGTTGCGCTTGTACCACCTACACCTACTTGCCTATAAGTAAGAAGAGAGGCAGCTGAAACTTCAAAGTTAGGATATGCATTAGTAATAGCATAAGGTTCCCCAGCTGAAGAATTTAAATTAGTAAAATCATTTGTAATAAATGTTCCATCAATTGGAAAATTAACACTAGGTGATACTACTCTAAATTGAAAGCTATAAGTATTAAGATTTACAGAAGTATAAGATTTATACCAAGCAGGTATGTTTAAATAAACTTGAGCTCTACCACTTGTTGAATTTATTTCTATATCCCAAAGCCTATCGTTTACAGGCGTGTTGTTTATAATTGTTGTAGTAACACCATCATAATAACTTAGTAGTTGTATACTAGCATTTGTAGTGGGTCCAAAATTTATTTCAGCTCCTCCTTGAGTTAAACACCTTATATCTTCTAATAAATAAGCATAAGGGCCTTTTACAATACCTACAACGATGCCATCAATCTTAGGTATAGATACTTCACTTAAAGGAGCATATGTACCAACAAGGCTCGTTGGAGTTACAGTATCATTTTCAAGCACGTTGGTATTAAGTTCTGATATCAATCCAGATGTGCTAGTTTCCCAATATATATCAAGTTTTGATTCTATAGGTTGAGTTTCAAAAACAGCTAATTGAGGAACCATAGCTCCAGGATTAGGGTTTAATTTAACGCATATATAATATTTACATTTACCATCTCCTGCTTTTACTGAAACCTGTAAGTTGTATTGAAAGTTAGTAGCAAGAGGTGTTGGTGTGCCACCTTCAACACCACTTGTTTCCTGCAAGTGCCATGGAAAACCATAAACATTAAAACCTTTCACACCATTCTCGCCATTAGGATTTGATATTTTCATAAAACCTGAACTAATCGCTGTTCCAGGGTTTTTAGGATCAACTGCTAAGCCAGAATTTCCTTCTTCAGTTGTAAAGCCTGTAGCGTTGACAAGCATTATATCAGCTAATAAACCAGTTCCTTTACTTCCTAAGTCACCATAAGTGTTAGTGGGTAATGGGCTTGCTAATCCTCCTCCTGGAGTTTGTGTATAAGGTCCAGCGTAAAGAAAATAAGGTGTTGCGCTTGTTGAACTTATTTTAAGAACCTCTAATCCTACATTTTTAGAACCAGGAAGCATTTCATCACCTAGAGAGTTAGCGGCTTGAGCTGACTCATAAGTCACTTTACCGGCAAAGGGGCTAGGTCCAGCACATCCAAAATAATCTAATTCAGCTTGTCTTACAGAAGCCTGTGAATCTAAAGGAACCTGTCCTCTAGCTATTAAAGGATTAGTTTCATATTGAAAGAAACTATAAGCCTCGTTAAAAGGTTGAGTTGCTGCAGGATCCCATAAACCTAATTCTACTCCAGTTCCTATTGTTGTTATCTCTACTGTTCTAGTTCCAAAATAACCTTGTATATTGTTTTTTCCTAAATCATTTGCGAAAGGCGGAGCACCACGTTGTGAAACCGGTTGACCTGGAGTTGGGTTTGAAGTACCAAATAGAAAATAATTATATAATCTAGGATATAACTCTACACTGGAATTAGTTATTATGCTTCCAGAGTCTAGATCTCTTGCTCTATCTCTTGCTTTTAATCTTATTTGATCATCTACGTCGTAAGGATTTACTGAAAAAGTTTGACCTTGATCATTTACAAAATCATAATAACTAGGATCATCAGCATACGAAGGTCTACCTGTTCTAAAACTTGTTTGAGTTGGTCCTAGTTGAGAAAGATCTCTAGGTACTTTGTTTATATTGTCACCATATAAAGCTAAATGTATTATAGGCTCAGAGACTGTTGCACCTACAGGTTGACCAGATTCTAATTGTCCAATATTAGCTGCCTCACCATCTATATATCCACTTAATACTCCAGGCGTGTATACATTATAATACTCATTTTGAGTTTGCTTAACAACTACTTTATAGCTATACCAACCCGTAGGATTAGGCTCTTCTAATTTAACTACTTCTAAAACAGCATTATTATCACCTCCTGATAATGTAATAGAGGTTCCTATAATAAAATTTATTCCTGGATCTGTAACTGTTACCCCAGTTATTACGCCAGCTGTTGTTGTTATAGATATACCAAGTCCACTACCACCTTTTACACTACTTAAATCAGTATAAGATGAATCACTATACCCTGTTCCTCCATTTGTTATTATAATTGCTGCAACCTTACCAAAATCATTATATAACCCAGGAGTACCTAAACTAGAATTTTTAACAGAATCTATAATGTTTGAAAAAGTTAGTTTTAAACTATCACCAGCCCAGGTATCGTTAGGTACAGAACTACTACCATTGGTGGTTAGCAAATGGTCTCCTTGAACATTTGGATAAAAATAAGAGAAATTTTGATCTAACCTATTTCCAGTAGTATCTAATGGATTATAGTTTAACCCAGACCTATATGGATGGTACAAAGTGTTTGCTTTATTATCAGCTGATAGTATAACACTAGATTGCCTACCATACCTATCACTTAGTACAATTCCTACTTGATAATTTCTGTTTTGTTTCAAAGTATGATTTTGGTATTCTATTCTAGTTTTTCCAGAAGTTATAGAACCGTCATTAACCCATTTTTCATCAACTTGAACAAAGTATGGTAACGTGCTTGGCGGCGTGTGTTTATCTAAGTAATTACCATAAACCACAGCGTCTTCAGCAACTTCTTGAGATAAAGCTCTAACAGGTGTTTTGTCATATACTCTAGTTAAATCTTTTTGAGGTAATGTTTTGAAAGGTTTTTGAGATAAGTAGTCATATAATATATATTCAGTGTTTAAATATGGCGCCACTAATTGATCATCCATACTTAAAGTTTCTACAATGTTTATAGAAGTTAAATTAGATTGTTTATATAAGACATCTATTTCTTTAATTTTAAAACGTTCAATAGCTTCTTGCCAAGTACCATAAGGAGATTTTATAACAACTCGTACGTAATCAACTTTGTTAACCATAAAGTTAAGTTCAGTTGAAGTATACGCTGCTTTTTCTTGATCGTTAGTTATAAAATAACCATCTTGTTGAGGAATAAAAGCTGATTGCGTAAATGGAGAAATTAAAGAGTATTCGTTATCATCGAATTTTATTCTCCAAGCAAATCTAACAAACTTATCTTTTAAGAAGTCTTCATCACCGTCGTAATCTGCATCATAAAACGGATTAGCAGCTACTTCGTCAGGAAGTAAAGGTGAGGTTCTATCTTGCAGTCCACAGTTCTCGTCTACAGTTACTGTTATAGTGCCACTACCTACTGCTGGTCCGTTAGGGCCACTAGCTAGGGTGCAAAGATGATTTCCAGCTCCCAATAACCCATAGTTGTTTCCTATGTCTAAAAATCTAAAAGTATCAATTCCGCCAGTACCTGTTATAGTAGTTATTATAACTTTAGCTGGATTAACTTCACCAACAGCTGGTAATGGTGGGATTAAGTATACAACTTGGTTAACACTATAGCCTGTTCCTAGATTAGTTTTAGTCGCGGCAACTATTTGTAGGTTTATAAACTCAGGTGCATTTATAGGATAATATTTAGATACACTAATTTGATCCTCACATGTATAATAGCCGTTAGCTCCAGGATTATTTATCGCTTTATTTACATTTATTTTTCTTGGTTGATTTCTATTATCTGTCCAAAATAATAAATCATTTATTAAGTTAACTCCTATAATAGGGTTATATTGTGAAAAATTTAACCAATAACCTTCAACTAGCTTTGTACCTTGATTGTTAGTTATATCATATAAACAAATATAACATTTAGAAGTAGAATATGCAAAGTTGGTTAACTGATCAGAAGAAGTATCTGTATAGTCTGTTAAGAAAGCAAAAACCCTATTATTAGCAACGTCCATATACTTGCCTATAACTTGTACTTTATTAGTTAATTCACTACCAGAAAGTCCAAAAGTAGAAACCAAGTTGTTTCCTAATACATTCTCCAGTGATCCAACGTCGTCGCCGTCAGATCTACTGATCATTATATTTTCTGCGTTTCTATATTCATTGTTTGGAACTAATCTTTGCTCTAAGTCTTTATTCATCTTAGAGCCAAGAAAGTTGTTTCTAGCTTCTGCCATAATTAATGTTTAATCCATTTAGATTTGCCTCTCATAATTTGAGTGAACTCTTCTAGTTTTATATTAGATAATCTTATTTTAGCATTTCTCAACTCAGCTGATCTTCTACGTCTAAATCTTTGTACTATATACTCAGGCACATTTGATCTAGTTGAAAGTATACCATAAGCTATATGCATATATAAAGCTTCCTCAGCAAACTTAGGTATCTTAGTGTCTTGTTCGTATGCTAGACCATCAGAAATGTATTCTAATATTATGAGTTGTCCTGCTAGGTTACTAGAAAAGTTAAACATACCTGTTCTTCTATTAATAGTATACCATCCATTTTGTTGAGTAAGCTCTGGTGCTAAACCATATCTTTGACCATAAAACAATTTCCAGTACTGCCAATCATAAACGCCTATAGCATCTTCATTCCATTCACCTATTAAGTTCTCTTGATTAAACGTCTTCCATCTTTCCTCTATCTGTGACTGAGCAGCTTCTAGATTACTTTCAACTCCAGGCTCGTTGTCTTGAGTAGGTATGCCTTTAGAATCTTGTATTGGTAGTTGAGTAGGGTTAGAAGTTAAATTAGGCTCTGCTGGATATATTATTCTTTTAACACCCGCTTGATCAACCCAACTTACTTTAACATAGTTAACATAGTCTTGAGGAATAGCCACCGCTAAACTTGGTGGTATGGTTAACTCTTGAGACTTTATACTTCTTAATGTATCATAGCTAAACTCTTGTAATCCTCGTTTAGAGTGAAACATAACATCTGTACGTTTTACTTTTGGTATTAGTTTACCTTCACCTACATAGCCTACTAAAAAGTTTTCTATAACATCTCCTAGCGTTATGTATTCATAGCCACCATAGTTATCTTCAACAGCTAGATTAGTTAGTTTTATAAGTATGTTATCATTTAATGCTGGCGCTACAGTAAATACTAAAAGATTAGGCGTCGTTGCAGAAAGAGCATAACCGGTAGATTGTATTGCGCCGTTTATATAAACTTCAAAATTACTTAACACAGTGACCGTTGGTATACCAATAACCATCTGTGTTTCAAATGTACATTGAAAATCTGTAGTGGTGTTATCGCCTTTAAAATGTTGTTGCCCAGCGTAATAGTTAGCGTTAGTTTCAGTTATTAATCCTCCGTCTGGATATTGTAGTCCCATAATTTATTAAGATTTTTCAGTTATTTCCTCTTGTCTTATTGCTTGTTCTGCAACGTTAACAATTTGTGGGTCTCTAATTATTACACCAGCATAAAGTAATATGCCTATTACTAGTTCAGTTTTATCTTGATCAGATATTTCAAAATGAACAGAACCCGATGGTGAGTTAGGATAATCAGACGCTGTGCCTGGTTCCTTGTATATATATTGTCCTTGTGCACCTATATTAAAAGCCCATATAGGATCTGCAGGCTTTTTAACATAATAAGCATTTATTTTTGTAATTGTATTTGGATACACCTTAGCTATGTTGGGTGATTGCAATACATATAAAGGAGCTGTTAAAGTAGGAGCGGTTAGCTTAGATCTTTTTATATGATTTAATTCATGAACAGTAGAGGTTTGTAATTCTATTTCTGGATTACCCATAAAAGAGGAATTATAAGATAAAGTGCCAAGCCTATGAACTTTATCAGTGGTTCCTTCAGCAGGGGTAGTGCTATTAGGTGCTAACAAAAACTTACCTGTGGCTTGCGCTTCTATATCATCAGACACTTCAAATGCTGCAATCTTTTCTTCTAATGTTTTTATTCTATCAGCATATTCACTTGCTGCAACTGGGCTACGTAAATAGAAGTTTAAATCTTCAAAGTATTTTTCAAATATAGATTGTTGCACTTGAGCACCAACTTTGTTGAACTCAGGTGGTGTCATGTATCCTCTTTGTTCTTTATTTATTATAAATAAGACTGTTTGATATACGTCATTTACGTCTACTGCCATTTTAATATTTTTAAAAAAAAAGGCGACGTTTAAGCCGCCTTAATTATTATCACTTGTTATTTGAGTTTTTTCTCAATAGTTTTGTAAACTTCAACTCCTTCATCTGTTTTAAACCAAGCGGCTAAAGCCGAGTATGGATTTTCATCAAATGGTATTGTCATAAGTTTTCTATCGTTGCTACCCCACATAAATGTTCTTTGATCTTGAGCAAGTTTTAATATTCCTTGTTCAGCAGCTTTAATTCCAAAGTTTCTAAGAGTAACATTGTCATCATTAAGCAGCGCTAAGAAGTTTTGAGGATTATTTCTAGCAAATAATATAACATCTCTTTTAAGCTCTTTAGAACTCATGCTAGATACCTTAGAACCAACTTCTACACGTAGTATAGCTTCTGCGTCGTCTATATCTAAATCATAAGCCGCTTGAGTTGCTTGTATTTCTATCTCTAAATAATCAAAGTCATCTTCAGCTTGAATTTCAGCGTCGAACTCTTCATATAATTGCCCTTTAGCAGGGTGGTATAAAGATAATAATTGCTGTAACGCTAAGTTTTCTTTTCTAACTGTTAAAGATCCATTTTCAAATAAAATATGAGATAATGTAACTGGACCTTCTTGTTCATCAACAAATATTGATCTTTGATTTGTAGCATACCTAAGCTCTCTGTTGTAACCTTTATCAGGGTCAAACCAAAGCAAAGGGTGTCTTTGAGTATGTCTAGAACCTAATTTAAATAATAATGGTTCTTTCATTCCTTTTAGATAGTAATTTCTATCTTTATATTCCCAAGTATCTTTTTTTACCTCAGGTTTTACTACAGTTTTCGTTGCAGTTTTTTTCTTTTCTTTTGTTTCCATAATATAATATAATATAATAATTAAAAAAGACCCCGCCGAAGCGGGATCATTGTTTTTTTGTCCTTACGCAGACTGCTCTAAAGTTAAAGCTTCTATGTCAGGATCTGACCAAACTACTACAGGGACACTGTTGGGAGTTTGGATAGCTTTAACCATTGCGTCTGCAACGTCTCTAGCCGCCATATCCAATTCAGGATTTATACTAGGATGATCTAGTTTTAGTTTTAATTGCTGAGGTCTCTCAGGTGGATTTTGTGTAGTATTTAAACTAGGTATATTTTGGTAGAAGTTAATTCCATTAGCATATGGATCTACGCATAAAACCTTGTCAATATCAATTAACACATACTCATTTGTAACCGTTCCGTCAGACTCTATTAAGTCAGCTTTTGTAATTGTAAAAGTTATTGGAGCATTCCAAGTGGTTTGTCCACCTGTTGATTGCGCAGCAACAGTTACAACGTCACCTACTTTATATCCTTCACCAGCGTTTGCTATTGTTAAAGTCATGTTAGCAATAGCTGTGCCAGTTGCTACACCTGTAAACGTTGCACCAGTTCCACCAGCAGGAACTACTGTAGTAGCTGTAGCTGGAGATGCAGTTCCAGAAGCAATTGTTCCACCACCAGATAATCTAGATCCAGCAATTGTTATTGCAGCAGCAAAGCTCCTTGGAGGATTTACTGCTAAAGGTACTTTTATATAATTTGCCATAATTTCTCTTTTTTAAACAGGTTTATTAATATTCGCAGCAAAAGCATAAACTAAAGAAGGAGTTCCTTCTAATTTAAACTGTGGTATAGAATTAGGTGCTTTAACAGACTTTTCAATAGCCGCAAGCAAATTTGCTTTATCATTAGCTGTAGGATTAACACCACCTACAGCAATGTTTGTGTAAATTGTTTGTGCTGCATTATTTGTTAAAAACACTGTATCATAAATAATCTTTATACTACCAAATGATGTTTGTATATCAATAACTCCATCAACCGCTATTAAAAGATCTCTTTCTGTTCGATCAGGACCAGCGTATGCTTTCATTCGTATGAAATTCATAATTTATATTTTTTCCAAGAGCGCCAGCTCTTATTATTAAAAGTTAATAAGTGGAGAGCGCCAGCCCTCCACTTTATATAATTATACAGTTGACTTAAACAATACGAAATTATTCGCTGCTTGAGTAACTAAACATCTTTCTGTTAAGAAATTGACTTGCATAGCATCAATGTTTGAAGTATAAGCACCACCGACAGAACCAGTGATCCATGATTTATATCTTCTATCATCAGCTTGTGAAGCTCTATATCTTACGTGTAAGAAAGGTCGTCTGATATTTGTTCCTAACATTTGATCGTATACTGTAGAAGTACCAGCTGGTACCATAACACCATCGATATCTTTAACCATACCACGAGTAGTAGCATCATTTAGATATTTCCAGTCAGTTTTGTAGAAGTCATAAGAACCTCTTCTAAAACCAGCAAAACCAAAGTTAAGAGCCATTTCTTGCTCATTCTCAAATAAACCATAAGAAGCAGCTTGAGTAGAAGCATAACCTCCACCAGCTTGTGCAGCGATCATATCGTCAAAATCAAGAGCAGTAGCTCTGTTTAAGAATAACATGTTTTCTTCAATAGCACCTTGCTTATCTAGTTGTTTAAGAATTGCATCGAAATCACCTAATGCACCAGCTCCAGGAGCAGCAGCACCAGCGAAATCATTCCATACTAAACCTCTATCTTCAATAGCAGAAAATAAACCTTGAGTACCTTTAACAGGAGCATTAGTAGCATTGAAAAGAGTATCTCCAGCCGCAGCTAATATATCTGTTCCAGTAGCTAGTTCACCTTCAACCATAGCCATTTCCATGTAGTCTTCAAATCTTAATCTAGTTTCAGCTTCAGCTTTCATATACCAGAAATATCCAGCAGATCCATCTTCAGCAGCAATTTCGATCCAACCAATTTGAGCTGTATCAGAACCAGATACTTCAAAATAATCCTTCATAATGATAGGACTATTAGAAAAAGTACTTGGCGTTGGCTCAATTGATTTTTGATTGTTACCTACTCCTTTTGGAAATTCAGAACCATATACAAACATTTTATAGTTAGCAGTAGTTGTTCCAAATACCGCAGCAATATCATTAGCTTGGTAAGGTAATAAAGTAACTTGCTTAGCAGCGTCATTAACAGCAGATACTAAACATTTAGCTGTAAGTAATCCATTTGATAAAACAACAGTGTTGTTTATTTTCAAAGCAAAATTACCAGTTACAGTAAACACGTTAGTAGCGGCACCAGTTCTAGTAACATCTTCATAAGCTACGTGTAATCTATTTTGTTCAGACCAAATTACTTGATCAGATGTCATTGGCATCTCAGCGCCAACCATTCTTAGGAAACCACCTAAAGTTCTGTTTCCGTATCTCTCTACTTCAGCTTCATAAAGCTCAGGTAGGTATTGTTGTGTCCAAGTTGAGAAGGCAGCATCATGAAAATTAATATAATTATCAGGTAATGTTGTCTTCTGTGGCATTGGCTTTATACTAGCTGGGAAAGCTCCCGTGTTTACGCCAGTATTGTTTGTTACAAATCCACTCATTTTTTAATTTTTAAGTTAAAGTTATTGTTTATATTTTTTAATTTTTAACTTGGAACTATCATCTCCGCTGATTGCTCTAACCTTAAATCCATTAAACGTTATGTCTCCTGAATTAGGTTTTGCGCTTTCAATGTTAGCCGACTTACTCATTATCTCTTTTAAACCATCTGCTTTACCTTGTTCGTAAAAATGATTTGCTAAAGAATCTGGGTTTCTAGCTGCATATACAGCTTTGTGATAGCCTTTTAAATCAGATACTTCACCTTTTTTGTTTAAGAACTTCTTAACTAGATTGTTAAGGTCTGACTGTGCTTCAGCAACATTTTCAGTGTTATTAATCTTGTACTTAAAAGCTTTATCTCCTACATTGAACTCGAAACCTTCGTGTTCTTTAAAATAATCTTTTGTACCCGATTGAAACTTACTAAACCTGTCTTTTCTCACGTTTTGTTCCTCGTTATATCTATTGAAAAACTCCATAGCTTTTTCAACCTCACTAGAATTTGCTGCTGGTCTCATCTCGATATTAGCTGCATATTTTTTCTTTGTTTCGTCAAAATAGCTTTTAGCTTTTGCAATTTCTTCTTTTAGTGCCAACCTTTTAGTACGAATTTCTCTTTCGTCTGCTTCTTCTTCGTCATATTCAAAGTTTTCCTCCATTGTCCATTCAATCTCTTCTAAATCTAAATGAGGTTTTGTTGACCTATAATACTCTTTTATTAAAGACTCATTACCCATCTTAGAGTAATCAGTATTTAATCTAACATAATCCTCTAGAGTTCCACCAGTGTCTTGCATAAACTCTACAAGTTTCTCAATATTTTCTGGTAGTTCAGGTTGAGGATTTTCTTTAATTTCTTCTTCAGCTTTTTCTAACTGAGTTTCAGTTTCATCATTAGCCTCTATTATTACTACTTCTTTTTCTTCTTCGGTAGTTTCTTGTTTTTCGGCGTGTGCTTCTCCCACTTCTTTGCCATCTGTGGCTTGTTCATCCACATCCACTGTCTTTGCGCTTGACTCTTGAACGGCATCTTGTATTTCTTTTTCTTTAGTTTCTATAGCTTCTTCTTCTTGCTTTTTAAAATCTACCTTAGTAGTATTGTCTTCTGTTTTGGAAAGCTTTTTAGGTCTTCCTGGTTTCTTTTTCATTTTAAAGTCACCTTCTTGTTTTACTTCTTCTGACATAATATAATATAATAGTTAATAATTAACGAGGACCAAATGCTTCTAAACCAAAGGAACCATCAATAGTATCATTTCCTTGAGATTCAAAGTCTTTTGGTAACCCATCTTGTTGTCTTTGTTGTATCATTTCACTCTGTTGAGTGGCTTGCATTTTTGTTCTTTGATCTTTTCTGTTCTCAATTTCACTGATTTTATCACTCTCATTTTTGACTTTAGCTTTAGCCAACTGCATATTGTACTGAAACTCAATTTCCATTAATTGCTGTTTTATTTGAGCTTCTGTCTGCATTCTTTGTATCTCAAATTGAGACTTACCTTGTTCTATTTGTAAAGAAGATTCTGTTAAAGCCTGTTGTTTTTGTACTTCAAACATTGCAGCTTTCTCTGCGGTTTCTTGATTAGCTTGAGCTTGAGCTTGAATATTTTGTTGTTGCAGTTGCTCCTCTCTAGCTTGTTTCTGCTTTCTTCTTTTCTTTAATAACTCATTAGCTAATTTAATATTATTTATATTTCTAATATCTATGGCATCTTCTAAATCTATTCCGCCTGCTCTTAAAGCTATTTGAATATTTTCTTCAAGTTTAGCTTTATCTTCATCATCTGGCTCTAATTCAATATATATACCAAAATCATGAAGTTCTTTTGTCATTAACTCATCTAACGTTGCCGAATTAAAAGTTGTTATACTATCTTGCAAAGCAATTCTAGTTATAGGAAACATTAAAGAATCAGATATTCTTCTTGATATATTTTCACAAGCTTTTAAAGTTAAGTACAAACTAGCTTGTAGTATGTGACGAGTAGCTGTGTTAGAGTTAGCAGCAGCTAGCTTTTGTAAACCAACTAATGAATCTCTATCTGGAAGTGATCCATCCCTAGCTTCGTTAAGGCCCGTAGTATCTCTAATCATTTGTAAATAGTACTGATAAGTCTGAATAAGACTTTGTATTTTAGCCCCACCACTGCTCGACTGTAGCTCTTGTATAGGAATTTTACCTCTATTGATTTCACCTTCTTGTGTTAATGATCTACCTATAACACTACCAGTTTGAAAATACATATTCAAAGCTTCGGCTGGATTATAATTTGTTCCATTACCTAAGTCAACTTCCGCTAAACCATCAACGTCCATATAAACACCATCAGGAACCATTCTAGCAAGCACCTGTTGAATCTTTAAATGTGTAAGTTGAATCATATCCGCAAAACCAGTTATACGAGACACTAAAGATTCTATTCTACCTCTGTACATTTTAGGTGCACATAATTGGTAATTCATATTAACCTTAGGAGAGTTAGCAAGAGGTCTAGTCATATTAAACGCTTGTTGCCACTCTAACATTATAGGATGTCCTAGTATTTTAGCTCCACTGTATAATACTTCTATTGTTCTTGAAACTCTTTTAAACGTATCTGATTCTGGTGGAAGAAATGTATCTTCTTTTTCTAAAGCCTTTTCTAAGCCAACAGAAGTTTCTTTTATTTTAAATACTTGTTCAATAAAAGTTTTGTATTCAAAAAATAAAACTTGGACAGTATTATCATCGTATCTGCCATTAAAGCTATTTAAATATTCAGAATTACCTTTGTATTTTTCTATCTGTTCTATCTCAGCTGGAGTTAGATTTGGAAATTGTAGTTTTAATTGAGGGATAGTTAAATACTTTATTTCACCCACATAGTAAAGATCTTCAAAGTTTGGATCTTCAGTATAGGACCAAACCATATTTGCTGGATCGCAATAATCTACAACAACACCTTCAGATTTATTCCATGTGGTTTTTACAGCCGCAATACCTAATATTACTAAATCTTCATTTAATCTTTTTCTTGTTAAATCATATTTATTTTTAGCAAGAACTTGATCAATAACTTCTTCTTCTGCTATTTCTATAGATTGTTTATAGTTAAGCTGAAGATGCATAGGTAACTCATCTGTAGACTCAGGAGTTTGTTGAGTTTTTTCAAAGTTTCTTAAATCCATTGAAGGAAACATTTGTTCTACAGCTTCATAGTATTTTTCAAGCATTATATCTTGATAAAGCTTTTGAGCATAATCAGTTCTTTGTTTTCTAGACTCTGGATCTTGAGCCATAGTCTTAACATCATAAGTTCTTTGGGACATACCATTAACTACAATGTCTACAAATTTAGGAATAACAGGTACAGGTTTCCAGTCTAGATTTAAATAAGATAAATCTCCATTAATAGCTAACTCATCTTTATATTTTTGAACTGGTTGTTCTGCTCTAGCATATAACCTTAAATTATGAAACCAAGTATAGTTATTATAAAACTGATAACCAGCACCTCTATAGTTTCTAAACCATTCTCCTTCTATAGCTCTAGCAACAGCTAAGCCATATTCTTCTGTATTTTTTTCTGCGACTGGCACGGTTTGATCAGGGAAAATACTATTGCTATTAGTGTATATCTGCATTTATCTATATATTAATTTTTGAAATATATCCAGTGTTGTCATAAGTCTTCATGCCTAAATTGAATTTTTTAATTGTGTTTAAAGAGTTAGGTCTATATCTATTTTTATTACATGCCATAATAGCAAGTCCAGAACTTATAGTAGCATCATGCTTTGTTCTATTATTGATATCAAAAGTAGCCCAATCTTCTAAAGTTTTTTGGAAATACATATCTCCATGATCCCCATCAAGTGATCCTACGTACTCATTTATATAGGTTTCAATAGCAGCTGCGTGAGCTTGCTTAATATCTTGACTAGAGTTAGGTATGCCACCTATTTCTCTTTCAGTTATAGAAAGCTTATTCCAAAGCTTATCAGGTCTATTCATGCTAAAACCTCTATAACCTCTTCTTTTAAAATGATAAAGTAATCTTGGCTTATTGTTTTCAGCTAAAATTGGCATACTGTAAAATACACAAGCCATTAACACATCTTCAAAAAACATCTCTGCTGTCTGCGGTCTTGCTATATATTCCAAAAAAAAGTGATTAGGTGGAGCATCTTCCATGGAAAATTTGGTCAATCCGTGAAGTGACCCTTTAGACCCGCGGCCATCGACAGTACCACTAATATCATAAGAGTCACAACCAAATGCTCCGACATGACTATTTCTAGGGTATTTAGATCCATTTTTTTCTATAATTTTATTTTGTAATTCAATTGGAGGAACCCAAGAAACTGTAAACCTACCATTTGGATTAGGCATAAATATAACCTCTGTATCTACTATTCCATTTCTCCATTGAAAATTACCTACAGTTACATTGTTTATTGAGTTAGAATACTCGTTATAATCAATTTGTTGATATATTTTAGTAAGGTTAAATAAACTATTTGTAGCTTCGTCTCTAAAAGCATGAGCTTCAGTACGTGGAAACTGCCTGTAATATTCATTTAAACTATCTTGATCTTCTTTTAATCCATCTACCTCATTGTCCCAATGTTCTATTACTCCGATTGTAATTGGGATACCATCAATTCCGACTGTTCTATCTTTCGGCGTAGTGAATACAGGTAGTCCAAAAGTATCCATGAATCCTTCGTAGTTCCATTCCATAGGGATGAAAAGAGAATACAGTCCGCTACTTGTTTGTCCGTTTCTATTTCTTTTTGTAACGTCTGAATTATAGTAGAGTTTTTTAAAGTTGTTTCCACCTTTGTCTAATGCGTTTGAAGTTGAGCCCATCATACATTTACCTACGATTCTACGTCCTAGTCTTAATGTAGTTTTAGTAACTCTCCAGTTATTTAATATATTGTCAGGTCTTTCCCATTTACCACTTTCATCGTGAGCTAATATCTTTAATTTTTCACCATCATAAGAGTTATCGCCTGTGTTTTTCCAGTCTATCGTTGTGTCTAAACCTTCTAATTCTTTTAACTTAACGTTATCGTCTAATTTACGTCTAGTAAGTTTTGAAGCTGGGACTCTATATGCCAGTTCGGTCTTAGGACGATCCATACCATCCTGGATCGGTTTGAAGAAAAACGGATAGTTAACGGATATCGGGACAACTTTATCTGTGAACATTTTTTTAGCATCTGCTCCAGTTTTTGAAAGGATGCCGAATCTGGCGTCACTAGATATTGTGGCTTGGTTGACAAGTTCAGCTGAGGACATAAAAGAAAATCCAGACCGTCTGTTTTTAAGATAGCACATTCCATAACATCTATCATCTGCCTTGCATGCCTCCCAAAATATAAAGAAGAGTCTGTTTGCTTCTCTATAGTCGGCTGCTCCAACATCAATTTTTGACCACTGCAAATACATGTAATGAGCACCAGTGATGTAAGTAGGCTTACCGTTATTAAAAAACCAGTAGCCATCTGACCTACGTTTAAATTCTTCATCTATATAGTCGTACCATTTTTCTTTAAAGTCTGAGGGATAATCCTCCCAATCAAATCTAGTTTTAATTCTAGCTAATTCTTTAGGATATTCTTGTTTTTCCCAGTATTGCTCCGCTTTTGTTTCGCTTCGTTTAAAAGGTTTGTCTGCTTTTGGTAAAGCAATACGGAGGTTTTGAATTTCAATGATCTGTCCAATTTGTCCAGTTTTACTAATTACTATAAAGTCATAGTCGGCATTATAACCATACTCCCATTTTTTATACCTATTTTGCTTAGATAAAATCTTAGTATTTACAATATCTTTTACTTCTTTCCAAAGTGATTGATCGTAACTCATTTACTTCTCCCTTCAGCAAACTTAAAAACTCTTTCTTCTTTCTTCTCTTTAGGTTTGTCACTTAATCTTTCCTCTTCTTCTTGAATACGTGTTAGTATTTCAAAAGCATCAAATATAGCTAATTTTTTAGTAGCGGCAGCATTCTTAAGTCTGTCAGCACTTACATCATCGTCTGAGTCTACGATCTTTTCTTTTGCCACCTTAATTAGTTCTTCAACTGCTGCTTGCCCAGCTTGGATTATTTTCTTCTTCGTTTCCTTCGTGTTCATGTGTTATAGCTATATCATTAGATTTCATACAATAAAGACGTTCACCTTCTATAACAAACTCAAATTCAGAGTCTGGGGTAAACACAACAAGCGCTCCAGGTCTTAACCCTACGGCTTCTAAAGAGTTATTAGAATATTTTAATATACCAAAGTAATCTTTCTCTTTCTTGTTGTATAAGTCTTTTATTTCTTTAATAGGTTTAACAAAGCAATAGTCTAAATGACATTTGTTATTATACATATATATCTGATCCAGACTGCAGAAGTATAAATCATCTTTAAAATAAGTTGAACTATTTCTTTCCTTACCTTTTTGATCATACCATCTTCTAAATAAATTGTGATGAACATATACTTTGTCATTAGGTCTTATATCTGTATCAAAAGCTTGTGGAGTAGAAACTACAATTGCTTGTTTGCTTACAAACTTATGATCCTCTATAGAAGTGTTAATGATAAGTTCTTTACCATGGACACTTCTTACATTATCATACCTTTTGTCATAAGGTTTAATAATGAAATTATACAAGCTTTTCATTAATACTTTAAATCAAACTCTACCGCTATAGCCATATTTTTATTGAATTTTTTCCAAGGTAAAACCTCCTTGTTTTTCTCAATATAAATAGAATACTCTCCAAGTAATTCGTCTTTTAATATAGTGCATATAGTGTGACCACCGTAAACTTCTTGACCAACCGAATAATGCATTGCATCATTTTTATAATCAGAACCTATACTTATCTTTCTTATTATACTAGACATTTTCAGCTTCTAACTCTTCAACTTCTTTTTCTATTTCAGTATATTCTCCAGTTTCCATGTCTATATTGACATCGCCGTATTCTGATTGAAGTTCTTTCTTGTAGTTTTCTAAAAGTTCATTAAGTCTGGCTACTTCGTGTAGTAATGAATGTTTTTTAGTTTCCACTATACCTATATCAAAAACTACTTTATCTATAGTTGTATAGTATTCTTTTACTTGTTTTAATTGTTCTTCTTTAATTTTCATTTAATTTAATTTAATTGTACTTGTAATTGTTTATTTATAATCACTTGTTATTTATATTATTTCTGGAGGACTTGGAGGAGTTATGCCATATGACAGTAATTCTTCGCTCCATTGATCATAGTCAGTTGTTATGTCTATTGACCATTTACAAAATAATTGCTCTTTAGGCATTACGAAATCGTAAAAATTAACTTCAGTTTTACTATCATTTGTAAAAGATATCCAATATGTTGGAACGCTAGGGTTTACTATAGGATTATTCATATTATTGTATTATAATTTCTACTTCTACGTAGTATCCATCAGCTAAAGTATATCTAACTGTATATGTACCAGCAGTAGCAGCCGACGCATCTATAGAGCCAGTGCTAGAGTTAATGTGATTGTTTAAATCTCCTGTAGCTGTGAAAGTTCCACCTGAAGTAACTATAGTAGCATTTAAAGTTGGATATACGCTAGGATCAACATCATAAACAGGATATGTAAATGGCATAGGAGAATCTGTAGCTGAAACAGTTACTGTCCATCCTAAGGTGTTTACTAAGTAATCTAAGTCTGCTCTAACTAAACTAGGAGCTTCAGTTATCATAGAATCACCAATTTTAACATTTAATGCCGTGCCTGTAGCTCTGGTATCTCGCCAAGCTCTTATAAAGTTATTTGCTTGACCATTTACAAAAGGAGTTTCATTAGTTATAGAACTATCCATTCCTACAAACATATTCACCGCAGTTGTTACATTTCCAAAATCTAAATTAGTTGGAAATTCTACTCTAATATTTCTCCAACTAGGAACAGCTGTATCTGTAGGTTTTTCACCAGCATAATAAAACGTATTGGAAAAACTAGTAGTATTACTAAAATCCCAAGCGCTAGTAAACTCATATTCATTAATTCTAGCCGAACTAAAAGCTTGCTGCATAGAAGATGGTCTTGCTCCATTAACGTTGTTAAATACCATCTTGTCAACAGTACCTATAATATTTATACCATTCATGAAATTATTATAAGGAACAGTAGCTGTTGGAAAAGTCATAGTACTAAAGTCAGGAATTGAGTTGAAATAACAACCATGCAGAAAAGAAGCCATACTACCACCTGAACTTAAATTCCAATTTGTTAAATTAGGTGGGTCACCTATTTCAGATGTAGATCCACCGTCTGCAATTATGGTTGAGCCAATGTAAGCAAATGTGGTATTAGTGTTTGTAGCGTTTAAAAGATTCGTTCCAAAGTTATCATTAAAATTATAATTAGCGTCACCAGCAAGGAATCTAAAATATGTAGCTCCAACGAACATTGCTGCTACCGTAAATACTGAAGTGCTAGATGTCCAGTCATTTAAACCTTTAACACTGTGTACACTAGAATAATAAAACATACTATCATATCTAGTTACGCTACTTGTGTTTAATCCCGTTGTGTCAATTATAGGTTTAATTGCTTGTCTATATCCACCAAAACCTGAAAACCATTGTTGTAGACTTCCACCATTGAAAGTTGTCCATCCACTCATTTTCAATATAGGATTTGTTAATGAACCAGCCATTTTAGCACCGTTAAACCAATTAGCTGTACTACTAATATAAGTGCTTGGAAATATCCAATTACTAAAGTCACTTTCTTCATTTATTAACGCACCACTAAACGTGCCAGCCCATTGAGACCCAGATCCAGAACTCCAGTCTACACCTTCCATTTCAAATTTACATCCACCAGGTACAGCTGTTCCTACTTGTGCAAACGTATAGTTTATAGCAACTGCTTTAGCTGCTTTAGGCCATTTTATTTTAGCTATTTTTGCACATTGAAAGAATGTATAATAAAAAGTATCACCAGTTGTTGTAACCATGTCCCAGTTACTAGCATCTACTTCTGTTAATTCCAAGCATTGATTGAAAGCGCTGTTAAAAAAAGTATTTGGAGAATTATCTGCTTTTATTAGTCTAGAACCAGAATCAGGTAATTTTTTTAAACCCGTATTTCCACCAGATACATAGAAATATGGAATTTTATACCAAGAATTATCACCCCAAGATATAACTTCAGTAATTAAATTAAAACCTGTGTCAATATTCTGAAAAATATCTATTGGTAAAGATGTTACCTCTTTATTTATAGTAACTATATATGTACCAGCAGAGGTATATGTGTGAGAGAACGAAATTGGGCCACCTTGCCCTGTAACGTTTTCTTCTGTACCATCTCCCCAGTCTATAACAGAATCATAAAATAGATTTGTACTTCTACCTGCTCTAAAGCCAAAGTCTAAGTTTCCTTCTGTAGGTTCAAGTTTAAATTGAAACCCATAAGAATAACCACCACTAGGGTATCCAGGTCTTGAAGGTCCAGGTAGGTTAGCTAAATCAGGAATTGGTAATCCTACACCTATAAACATACCTTAAAATATAGCTAATATTCTATTATCTACTTCACTAGCCGTGTAAGCTGAAGAATCTGTTTTAGTAACCTTAAAAACTTTAGTAACAAGCACTGGTAAAAAAGATCCTGCAGTAACTCCATAGAAGGTTATTGCATCAGCTATTAAAGTGTTAGGATCTTGGTTTTCCATTACAACTGTAATATCACAAGCAACTCCTACATACAGACAAGCTCCTCTTCTTAGTGTTGAAACTGTATCCCCTGTACTAGGTGTACCCGTAGTAACCACTTGTTGCCCATCAAAAGGAGAAACTATTTTAACTCCAGCAATTGGAGTAGCGCTATGAGCAAACACTCTTGGTTGAGATGCTTCATTGCCTTCTAGTCCGGCTATATCTATTTCCGTATATTCTGCCATTTTTTATTTTTTAATTTTTGTTATTTTCTCTGCGCCTCTAGATCCAAAGTACGCTACATATACTGTGATTAGTAAAGCTTCTAATAATGAAACCCAACCATCTTTAATCTCTAATAATATAGTAGAATCTAATACTATAAATATCGTCATTGCTAAAGTTAAAAATATAAGTGTCATAGGTCTAGTGTTTTTACTAAGCCATGAATCACTTTTCATATCACTAGCCCATCTACTCGAGATGTTATTCATTTCTGCTATATCTTGATCTAAAAGCTTTAAAGCCATTTCTTTATCTTCAGGCCCAATACTAGAATCACTTGATATAAGATTTTTTACTATACCTAAACCTCCTTGGTCAGGTAAAAATTCACCTACTGTATTTAAAATACCTGGGGCTTTTTCTTTTAGAAATTTCCCAACTTTAGTTTCTTTAAATTTTTTCTTTGGCTTGCTCACTTTTTGTAGAATTTACCTAACACTTTACTATTTAATCTTTTCTGAAGTTTCTGATATTTTTTCTGATTAGTATTAGCTAGCTCATTATGTTTACCTATTGGAGCTCCTGTGCCAAAAGCTTCGTTTTTGTTAACATTAAATCGTGCGGTATATCCATCAGCACCTGTCAAAGTGTTTTGACCTATGCCTTGATTCATATGCTGCGTGTTGAAATCCGCTTGATTTTTATTAAATTTCCTCACATTAAATTCTTGAGATTTTCTAAATCTATCTGCTGTTTTCTTCTCACCATCAACTAAATAATTAAAATCCTTTTTGTGAAGTACTTTTTGTTCGTCTTGCTTCATTTTCAGCGATTGTTTCTCTGGAGTTCTGCCTACTTTTTTATTTTCACCTCTTTTAATTTCATTTTTAGCTGCACGTCTAGTACTATATAGCTTGTTATTACCAGCGAAGGATTTTGCATTTCTTTCTAGCCTAGTATTACCTATTACGCCATCCATGTCTAAATCTACAGCTCCTTTAAGCTTTTCAACTTTATTTCTTTTTGTCTTTCCTCTACCACCTTTTTTTAAAGAATTTATTCCTCCTTTAAAACCAGTATCGCCCTTTGAAATTTTTATAGGAGAAGTTGTTCTTTCAACTTGAAGCTTTGAGTAAGAGTCCTTACCACTTACAGGGTTATATTCAAACTCTGGCGCTACTTTTGTAACACCAGTAATATTTGGTTGATTACTTTGGCCAATGCCTCTAAAGACTGAATTTTGCAAGGTTGAGCCAGCTACTCCTGTAAGCATTCTCCCACCATCATTAGAAGATAGATCATAATCTCTAGTTGAGTGAGAACCAACTTTAACTGGAGAATATTTTGAGTTTTGAGCGGCTGCTGTCATCGCATCTGAATCTTCAAAACCAGTAGCCCCACTAACAAAATCAAAAACCCTACCTCTTCCCTGTGAATCAACTTTACCCATTTGAGTAACATTGTTCATAGAGCCCATTTGACTTCTTAACTCTTTGTTGCTTACATTAGTATTAACCGCACCACCTGTTCTTGTGTCTATAACTGTACTAGCTCTTTGACCTGACCTTGGGTTAAAAGGATTTCCTGTAGTTGTAAATGAACCTGAAGAAGTGTTAGCTCTTTGTGCTCCACTAGCAACCTCAGCAAGTGTAGGTGTAGCACTAGTCCAATCACCCGTAATTGAACCTATTAATTGATCACCTCCAGAAAAATTAGCTTGCGCTCTAGTAGTAGGTGCGTTTAATAATTGAGTAGGTGTATTAAGTTCGTCTCTCCCAGACTGAGTTACAGTGTTTAGTGCAGCTCGCTGGCCTGCTTCATAAGCTGATTTGCTAGTATAGTTATTACCCAACGCATCTCTATAAGCAGAACTACCTGCCATGCGTTGTTGCATCGTGTTATTAACATCTCGATTAAAGGTGGTTGAAGATTGGATTGGTAAGCTTTTTAATTCTAAAGCTTTATTTTCTGGATCTTGGCCTTGAAAGATTTGTATTTTCCCTGTTGACGCTTTAGATTTGTATTCACCATCTTCATCTGCTTCTTCAACTTTTTTCTTTGTTCTTCCTTTAAGTCTGTGTTTACTTTTACTGTCGTAAGTTGCTGGATTAACTGGAGCGTTAGGATTTAATTTTTTCTTTTTTTTACGGGCCATTGTTATTTTTATTTAAATGCTAATAAAAATTCTCTTAATCCCATTCCAAAAGCAACTCCAGCATAGAGTGGATGTGCATGTAATAATAGCATCGCACCAATAACTGCATAAGCTATAGCTTTTGATAAAGGATGATTTATTATTTCTTTAATAGTTTCCATTACTCTCCCTTTCTTTTACCAGTGTAAAGAGTAGCTATACCTTTATCTGTTGATGAATCAAAATGTATTTTACCGCTTGATGGGTTGTTTCTTCTGCTATGATGATGCACTTTGTGTACTGATGACTCTCCACCTGATCTACTCATAGCACCGGCATGACCACCGTGTCTTTGCTCAGCATCATAGTGCGCATCTTTTTTTAATGCATGTGCATGATTAAAATCATTTTCAGCTGCAGCTTTTTTACCGTGCTCTAGTTCGTATCTTCCATCAGCTCCTAGTTTTTTCTCGTGAGAGTAATCATCCATAGATGCTTCTTTGTCTTGATATTTATTCATAACTCATTTTCTTTTACAACCAAAATTATTAGCATAGTTAGCCATTTTGATTACGTTTGATTTATACTTTTTCTTATTTTTCATTACAGCAGAGGCAGCTGAACAAGCGTCTTTAAAACCGTTCTTTTTAGCCCACGCTGTAAACTTACCTTGATTTTTTTCCTTTATTTCAGGAAATTCTTTTTCTGCCATAACTATTGTTTATAAGGGAAATTTTTATTAAACCAGTCCTTACGATGGTCACAGCCACAGCTAGCAGGTATAGTATCAACTAATTTTTTTATACCTGTTGCTTTTGTAAACTTTTCTATCGTATCGCCTAGTCCTTTTGATTTCATTTTAATATTTTTTCTTTTTCATTTTTGGCTTTGGTGCGCTTTTCTTTTTACTGGATTTTACCTTTCCAGCTGGCTTTTGTTTTTTTCCGTAACCTGGCATAATTTTAATTATAAATGTTTATATTCTTCTGTCGCATCAAAAGATGGACATGCTTTATTTGCAAAATCTCTGTGTCCGTGGATTTGTGCTTCTGGATACATTGCTTTAAGTGTTCTTAGTACTGCTAAAAGGCTTTCTTTTTGACAATCGTATCTAGTATCTTTTGGGGTCTTACCATCTGCTTCTACGCCTCCGCAATAACAAATACCAATGCTGTTTCTATTCTGACCCTTCGAGTGAGCCCCAATTCTAGCTATATCTCTACCTTTATGTATTTCACCATATAAGTCTATATAGAAATGATAGCCTATGTCGCTCCAACCTCTACCGTCAACATGCCAACTACGTATAGTATCTACTGTGTAGTTTTCACCTTCCCTGGTAGCAGAGCAATGTACAATAATTTTATTTATCTGTCTCATTTTTATCATTTTTTAACTTCCACCATCTATGAGCAGTATAACCAATGGTTACACACAGTAAAGTTATTTTTAACAAAGGCTCTAACCAATCAAAACTAGCAATTGTGAAAGAAGTTATATTAAAGCAATATAACTTAAGATCATCGACACCCATTATTCGTTTGCGTTAAAGACAGCGTTGCCTTTGTAAGAACAGTTATCTATAGAAAATCCTGCTCTATTTGTAGTAATAGCACTTTTCATTTTTCTTTTTCCAGCGTCAACGACTAAAGGGCTTTTATCAACCCCTGCTGGTTTTTGTTTTTCTCCGTAACTTGGCATAGTGTTTTTTTTTATTTATTAATCTAATTTAATATCGTCGTATGTTGTACCCATTTTAATATCGGCTTTAACAGATTTGTAAGCCATTTTTCTAGCAGAAACATCCTCATTTCTATCATTTCTCTTTTTCTTTCTCGCAGCTCTCTTAGCTGCTCTTTTTTCTGAACCTTTAAGCTTATTTGCAGCCTCAATTTCTTCTTTATAAACATCTCTTCTTTGCTTTCTATCTTCTTTTCTATCTGCTTTTTTAGATTCTCTAGCACCTTTTTTACCATAATGTATTTCACCTTTAGAATCTTCAAAACCTTCTTGTGCTGCTTCGTGATACTCTTCATACTCTCCTTCATTTTCTGCTTTAGGCACATCTGGAATAAACTGCTCATACTGACTACCTCCCATAGCTGCTTGACCAGCTAATCCAGCAACGTTTCCACCTATGTCTGTAGTTCCATATGCTGATCTCATTATGTCGCTTTCTGCTCTTTGTGTTGGATCTGCCACTGAATAATTTAAAGAAGAAGATGTGATTCCTGGATCATATTGATTTACAGGAGTTGTTGTAGAATTTGCAGCAGTATTTCCTGAACCCATTGGTAAATTTCCTGGATTACTACCCATAGCTAAATTATTATATGTCCCCTGAGTAGCAGGCGTAAACGCGCTTTGATTAGCTGGAGCCATTGGAGCTGGTGGAGCAACCGGATTATTTAATGTTGAATATGGATTTACTGGCATTTTATCTTGTTTTATCTTTATTTACAAAAGTGATAGCTTTTGAAGTTACCTTGTAACTATATCTACCACTCTTGTCTATTTTTTTTGTAGGCATATCTTCTTCGCCTAACATAATTCGATACATTCTACTTATTAACTGTTTGCACTTTGTGGATACTTTATATATGTGATATTTTTGGGTTGTGCGGTTTCTTTCTCTCCACACGGTAATCCACCCTTGTTTTAATAATCTGTTCCAGCGCCTGTTGTCCCAGCTATAAGAATACGTACCTTTTTTAAAATCATCTTTAGTAAACAAATCTACTGCTTCTAAATAGATTAACAACTCAAGGTCTGCATCATTAAGATTACAGGTTTTACACGCCCATTTACGTATAATTCTATAATGTTTTAATAACTTAAGATCTCTTAAGTCTGATGATGTTAGCCTCATAGTAAAATAACCACATCAAATTCTTTTATAACCTTGTATTTTTCTTTTTGTATTTCTATATTAAATCCAGATGCTTTATCATAATAGATTTCATTACCTTTCTTTAATACTTTAACATCTGAACCTACTGTTACTATTTTAGCTTTTCTATATCTAATATCTTCTCTTTGACTTTCTGCCAATAGCAAGCCGCCTTTAGTTTTAGTATCTTTATCTTTTAACGGTTCTATTACTATATATTTACCAATTGCTTTCATGCTCTTATATTATTAATTACACAATCAGTAGACATTATAGTAGTGGCGACAGAAGCAGCATTAATTAATGCACTTTTAGTAACAAGTAAAGGATCTATAATCCCGGCTTTAACCATATCCACCGTTTTTCCTGTAACCACGTCTAATCCTTCACCGTTACTTAATGATATTTTACTTTGATCTATATTAGCATTATGCAATATTGTTTCATAAGGTTTTCTTATTGCACAATATAGTATCTCTTCTCCTATTGATTTAGGTTGTAAAATATTAGATGCATGAAGTAGAGCTGCCCCGCCACCAGGTACAATACCTTGTTTTATAGCAGCTTTAGTAGCGCAAATAGCGTCTTCAACTCTATCTTTCTTTTCTTTTAACTCTACTTCTGAATTTGCCCCTACTCTTATTATTGCCATTTTAGCGTTTAAATTTCCTAAACGTTTTTCTAATCTAGCCTTAATATTTTTATTAGAAGAATCTTTAATTTTGTTCTTTAATATTCTTACAGTTTCTTTAACTTCCTCGTTGTCTTGTAAGTCTACTTGTATAACAGTGTTCTCATGATTAGTGATAACCTTCTTACATGTGCCTAAATAATCTTCTGTTATAAGATCTGTATCATCTCCTAGGTCTTCATTTATAAGAGTAGCTCCTGTAACTTCACATAGGTCTGTTAAAGTTTCTTTTCTTCCTAACCCATAAATAGGTGCGTCAAGTATGTTTACTTTTATATTGCCTTTAATTTTATTCATAGCAAGAGCAGATACTACTTGTTGATCCACGTCAGCTATTATCAATAAAGGTTTATTATTTTTTATAACATATTCTAATACATTCTGTATTTTTCTAATGTTTTCAACTTTAGATTCTATAATTAAAACTAAAGGATTAGTTAACTCAGCTGTACCTTTTTCTTTATTGGTTATGAAATGATTGTTTTTTAATTCTCTATTATATTGAACTCCTTCAATTAGATCTACAACGGTTTCAGGCTGTTCGTTTGTCTCCATCATGACAACTCCTGTTTCATCTACTAGCTTAAAAGCTTTACCAATTATCTTTCCAAGTTCTTTATCATTGTTGGATGATATTGTAGCTACTTGATCAATCTTTCTTCCTTTAATTTTTTTTGCAGATTTTTCTAAAAGCTTAACCACATTGTCAACGCCTATATTGATACCTTCTTTAATACTTCTTAAATCATCTAAAAGCTCATGTTTATTAGCTTCGTCAAGTATAGCTTTAGCCAACACTGTTGCTGTAGTAGTTCCGTCACCTGCGTCTCTTACGGTTCTTTGAGCAGCTTCCTTGATTAGGGTTGCTCCAATATTTTCTAAAGGATCCTGCAGCGTTATGTTGTTAGCAACTGTTACGCCGTCTTTTGTTATCTGTGGTCTTCCTTGTGCATCTTCTAGTATTACACATTTTCCACTTGCACCTAGTGTTGAAGCTACAGCATTAGTTAACTTTTCAACACCAGTAAGAACCTGGCTTCTGGCATGATCACCAAAAGCCAAGTTTTTGACTAGTTTCATTTCTTCCATTATATTTAATTAAATTTGATTTGTTTTGAATACTTACTCGAAGGTTTTAACTACTTTAGGTCCTTTTAAAAACTCTAACTTTTTAGAGTAATGCTCTATAGATCCATCAATAGCGGCTTCAGCACCATCCATTGTTTCTCTTCTAGTTACATCAATCCAGTCTTCATCTTCAGGGTGTTTATATTCGGTTTGGAAAAACCCATTTGGCAATTGAACAATTCTCCAATTACTTTTCTTGGTTATATGTTTCCAATGGTCGATCATTCTTTGATCGGGTTGTGTAGCAGCTCTAAAGCCACTGGTGTATAAAAACGTCATGTTATTTGGTTTTATGTTTAACGTTGGTTATTTATACTATCACTTGATAGTTCGGTTATTTAATATATTAAGCTGTTTCTGAAGCATTTATTTTTATATATATTTGTCCTGATCCTTCTGAGCTAGTGCTATTATTAACACACCAACCAAATACTTGCTGTTGAGGAGTACTTCCTGCATCTCCTACTTTTCCAACACTATTACCTTCTTGTATATATTCTCCGTTGTTTGGGGTTGATGTCCAATCTACATCTACATATGCTATTCCAGATGTTCTAAGTTGACAGTAGTCATTTACTCCTATTAATGTATTGTATGAAATACCTATCATAGCTTCAGCAGCTGCAGCGGTTGTGGCACCAATCCTAACAGTGTTTACTGTTGTAGATGTACCTGCGTAAAACCATTTATTTGTAAATTGTGTTCCAGTAGTAAAGTATTGGGAAAATGATGGGCTCATGAAACACCCACCGTAATGATCGCCACTTCCATCAACGGCCGGGTTATTAACCCAATTCATAAAACCTTCTATTGTTTTATCTATAACACTTTGCCCGTCTTCTAATAACTCATTATTATTAGTATAGCTTGCTCCATAATCTGTACCTGCGTAAAGTCTTTCTATCTGTTCTTTTGTACGTACTCCCCAGTGGTGAAAATTTTGATAACTCATATTAATAAAGTTCTATAGTTTGTAATGCTATCCAAGCTAAATTTCCAGAGCTTACACTTTCCATGCAATAACCCATTACAGAAGCTCCTGGCGTAGAGTCATCGTTTATAGTTCCATTGGTATACAAAACTACAGACTGTCCAGAAACCAACGTTTGGCCGGCAACCGCTTGTATTTTCCCAGCAAAAGCTACCGCAGCATGTGTTGGTTCACCACTGTTTAATCTAGCTACTACTCCACAAAAAGAATTTTTATCACTTGATGATGCTTTTTCTATTTCACCAGTTGTTAAGGTTCTAGCAGTATTGCCAACAGCGATTGATTCTCCAGCATCTATTTTAAACATAACACTTCTTTCATCTATCCATAATATACCATTGTATATTTCCAATAGTTGAGACGTTGTATTAAATACTGTATCACCAATACTCATTCCAGTTAAACTGTCTATTTGAGTAGTGGTTCTTTTTCCGTAAGTATATGGCAATGCTTTGTAACTCATATTAATATTGTTCAGTTGAAGTTCCCCATATTGCTATTAAAGCGCCATCTGCGCCTTCAGGCTCCGCATCTGCACTGTCTATTATAGGAAAGCTAGCTTCAATGCATTTACCTAAAGCTCCTCTTTGTCCAGAATTAGGATTTGTTTGTGTTATTTGATTGTTGCTAGTTCTTAAATACATAGGAACATTTAAAGCTAAAGTACCAAATCTTTTACACGGCCATACGCCCATCATTGCTATCATAACCATAGCTCCATTAGCAGCTCTTTCTACAGCAACTCCTAGTGGATATCTAGAGTCTGTAGAACTAGTTGATAAATCTATAATAGGTCTTGTTCCAGCTGCGCCTGGAGCTGTTGATCCACTCCATTGACAAACAAAGTCTCCAGGGTTTATGTTAGAGCCACTATTATTATAACACATATATAATCCATTACCTATCCAATGTTTACCTTGAACAAACGATCCTCCTTGATCAAAGTCGTAGTAAGTCAATATTTTGTGGTTTCTCATTAAGCTGCTAGCATGTGTATACTGTAACTCCATTATAACCGTATCTCCACTAACCAAGGTAGGATTCCAATAATTAGAAGCTCCTGATGTTGTTCTGTTTAGAGCAAATATTTGATCATATGTTTTGATACCATGATTAGTACCACCTGTGTTGTTAAAAGTATAGCTCATGATTACTTAATCCACCAGTTTGATCCATCTGAAACTAACTCATAATAAGTGTAAATAGATGCTAGTGGTAAGCCATTCGTTGTTCTATTAACGCCGTCTATAGTTTGACTACTTACTGTTTTTATAACTACAGTATCGTTTACACTGTTTTGCGCTACATATTTAACACCAACAATAATACCAGATGAAGCACTTGGTAAAGTTATAACTATATCAGCTGTACCACTGCTAGTAGTAACTAAGTATAGTTTATCAGCTAAAACTCCGCCGGATGCGCTTACTGCATTAACGCTAGTTGGAAAGCCGCTACCACCACCACCGGTTCCATTGGATGCAGCTGTTAATCTTCCTTGGTCATCTACAGTTATATCAGCGTTTGTATAACTACCAGCCGTAACTGTTGTATTAGCAAGAGAATTAGTAACTTTATAAGTACCACCATTAAACGTAGTGTTTATACCAGTGCCTCCTTCAAATTTTATACCAGTAGTATTAGTAGCAGTAAACTGTAACGAACCCGCAAAGTTATCAACCTCTAAAGAAGTAGAGTTAACAGGTAAATCAACCCATTCTAATGTTGCTAATGGAGGTGAAGTAGCTGCGTAAGTACCAACACTTAATATTTTTCCCGTTGCGCCTGGAGAACCATTAGGTACCTTAACACTATATGTAGTTGCGCCAGAGTGATCAGGACCTATTAAATTAAATGAATGTGAAGATCCTGCGGCAGCACCACAGTATAGTCTTAATTCTCCATTTGTACTATCAGCACCAGCTATGTCTACGCGACCAGCTGTATTACCTTGATTACCTACAGATACTCTTCCAGCTCCGTTATAACTAAAGGCATTGTTAGCTGCAAAAACATTTGGTGTACCACCTCCATTGTATTGTACTTGAGAAGAAGCTCCTGCGGGAGGAGTTGAGGTTGGCGATGTCGATGCTATTGTTATAAAGCCACCACCTGAATCTCTTGTTACTGTAGTTCCACCAGATCCTTTTACTTGTAGATTAAAATTGGTTCCATCATCTATTGTTAAGTTAGGATCTGTATCAGTTCCACCAGTTTGAGTTGCTGAGAACGATGTTATGTTACTTACTGTTGGAAATGTAGTTAAATTACCTTCACCAGTGACATATTGCGTACTTGCACCAGCCCAAGTAAAACCTAAAGCAGGTGTAGTTGTTGGGTTAGCTACGTTTACGCCTAAAGCTGCTCCACCAACAGTAGAAGAAACTTCAGTTACAGAACCGCCTGAACTACTAATAGTTTGCCATGTTGCATCGCCTCTTAGAAACTTTGCGTTATCACCAGAAGTCGTAGGAGCAGGTACTAGTCCAGAGGTAGAGCTTGCTGGTGTACCACTATTATAAGAAAATACACTATATGTTGTATCAGTCCATGGAACATTAACAAAACCTTTTTCAGAACTTAATTCTAATGGATAATTTTTTGCGTTTTGTGCATATCCTATTTGTATACCACCTCTAGTGCCGTCAGCTGCTAAAGGTAAACTGTAAATAGTGTCTGGTGGTATAGCCCAAGTGTTGTCACCTCTTAAAAAAGTAGTGTTATCTGTAGTTCCTGTAGCACTTAAGTCAGCCGTTACAGTTACAGTGCCTGTTGTAGGTGTATTTGGAGTTAAATTTATAAAAGTTCCATCAGTTGTAGTTACACTATCTACAGAACCTCCGCCTCCTCCGCCGCCTGTGGACGATATAGTGATATTACTACCGCTATTGCTAAGCGTTATATTGCTTCCTTTTACTAATTTAACCGTACTTACTACAGAACCAGCGCCGTCATTAAGTTTTACATCTACATCTGCGCCATTTTGAGCCGATGTTAGTGTGTAAGTGGTGTTAATTAAGTCTTTTAGGCTAGTTATAGTTATATTCTTAGTTTTCTTCCCGTCATTAGAGTCTGATATAAGTAATAAATCGTCTAATACGGGAGTTGCTACCGGATATGTGTATATTATAGCCATGTTTTACTTTATACCTGTTGTTTTCCACGTACCTTCTTTCTTACCTGGCTTTAATTTATAGTCATAATCTTCTACAATATTGTCTTTGCTTCTTTTTAGGTGTCTACCATATATTAAATCTCCTTTTCTAGGTCCACTTTCCATATCATACATGCTTTTACCGTCTTGACCTATGTCTTGGCCTGGTATAGAATAAGAATGTCCTAGTTCTTTAGCAGCTTGAATCCCTGCAGACGCAGTTAACTTGCCAGCTTTTCTAGCAATTAAGTCTCCTACCATGTTGCTAGCAGTTTTACCTACTGCATTAGCAAATTTAGATCTTGGACCAGGACTATTATCTGACACAACATCCATGTTTCTTCTTGCTAGTCCTCTACTTTTGTTAACAGATGTAGTTACTACACCGGATTTTTTGTTAGTGGTAATTTCTAACTCAGGAAGCATTGTGCTTGGTTTTGGATCTTTACCTTTTCTTTTAAATGGATTTCCCATAATTATAATATTTTTATTTGTACAATTGTTTTTATAGCTATAATCAGTATATTACACAATATCACTATATTTTACATAACTAAATAAAACAAAAGTGTGACACTAGCTAGTTACTATTTATACTTAACAACCTAATGTCACAGTTATAAGATATATAGAAGTAAAGTGTTGCTCTACAAAATTTAATTTTAAAGTTTCAAACAAAATCAAAAAAATATTTTATGGGTCCCCCTTGTTTTAAAAAAATGTTTTAACGATTTTTACGTTTTCAAAATAATATTTCACCCCATGTTTTATGTTTTTTTCTAGACTACTATAATACTACAATCTAAATACGTAGCCCTTAAGATAATATATATATAATAACTTAAATAAATAAATTAAATATGAAAATTCTAAATCTAATCTCTCTACTCTTTATCACTACAATCGTATCATTAATAACTTATAACATAATAACATATGGTGTAATTCAATACATATCATTCAATGGCATTTAATATTACAATGTAAATACGTACCAATTAAGATAATATAATAAACAAATTAATAACTAATATAAATAAATAAATAAATAACTATGAAAAATAACAATTTAACTACAAAAAGATTCGTAATAAGAAAGTCACTAATCGGCGAGAATGCAATAATAACTTTCACTAATAATAAAGATATAACTTTCACTTATGACCATGATGAGATTTACTCAACATTTCAAGAAAAGTTTGAAAGTATGAAGTGTTTCCAAGAATACAAGTCATATACTAATAGTAATACTGTACCAGCATTTGCTAGAAACTTAGCAGAAATAGTATAAGTAAACTATGACAATAGCCAGTTACTCTTATATATTAACATACTAATGTCACACTATTATAATACTTACTTAATGTAAGTTACTCAGAGAGTAAGTGTTATACTTCTAACTAAATAATAACTAATAAATAAATATACACCTTCAATATGAAAAAATTTAATACTAAAAAAGATAATGAAACAGCTAATGAAGCAATGTTAGCAATGATAATAATAACATGTGTAATAATAATAGTAAACTATGTTACAATGTAAATACGAGAAGTAAAAGATAATATAATAAACAACAACAACAAAAGTCTTAGTTGATGGTAATACTTTAGAGACTATAAATATAATGAATATATTACTCAGCACAAACTAATAAATAATAATATGAAAACTATAACTATAAAAATAGATGAAGATAATGACATTTATGAAATGAGTGTTGATAATAAAGTATATACTATTGATAATGTATATGAAAGTAAATACTCTTACTTATTTGATGAACTAAATATGGCAATAGAAGCTAAACTAAATAACTACTATAAATAAATTAATAACTAATAAAAATAAATAACTATGTATAATCCTAATAATCCTTCAAACTGGTCTTGGTCAAAAGCATTTGACAATATGGAAAAGACTATAAATAAAGCTGAACTAGAACAGCAAATAATAAATCATCAACATAACTATGATGGTGGTATAAAGAAATTTACTGAACTAAGTAAAGATAAACAAAATGATCACTATGAAATATTAACTCAAATACTATAAACTATGAATGACACTTATGAATTCGAAATATACTATGGTGAAATAGAAGAACCATTATATTTAACTAACGACAAAGAATATATATGTGAGTCAATGTATAACTTCATGCAAGACGAACTAGGAATAATTATGAACGAAGTAATATATAAAGTAGAAAAAATATGAAAAAACTAATAATAGGTATCGGAGCATTGGGAGTAATGTCTTTCACAACAAATCAATTATACTTTGGAACTCAATTAGTTCACGCTATGGATAACATACAAGACATGAAAACTTGGATTGGTGAAGACGTAAATAGTGGTAGAATGACTGAGGAAATAGCTGAATACTACTACGAAAATCTTGACGAAACTTATGGTTTTATAAGTGACTTTCATGAAAAGCAATGTAAATAATACAAACTAAATACGATCACTAATAGATAATAATAATAAATGATAAATACAAAATACATATCAACTAAATATCTCGACGCCATCATTCTCGATGACGACTATATCAAACTAGTCATCAACAAGGTACAGAAATCTCCGTACGGTTGGACTAAACGAGATTTATTATCTTCACCATTCGGTGTAAAAACAAAAGCATTCACTTACGACTTTGTAAGTAATAAGGTAGACGAGGTGTATTCTACCTTTCCAAACGAAGAAATACACGAGTTAATAACCAAAGTAAAACAATATAAAAATGGTTAAACAAGCAATAATTAAATTCTGTTATAAAGCCGTTGAGCAAAAGATGCTAAAAATATATGCTATCACAATGTCTATAATCTTTTTTTCACTATGGATACCTGCAATGGTAAATGTAGTATATCAAATGCTTAAACTATACGGAATAATATGAATAAACTAACAAAACAACTAGAAAACCTGTACTCTTGGACACAATTCTATCAGCAAACTGGTAATAAAGTACAAATAAGAAAGTGTCAAACTGAAATCGCTCAGTTGAAAAAAGCGTATAACGAACTAAAGAGTAAAAAGAAATGAAGTGTCCATGGGAAGTAGCTTACCAACTACACAAAGATAGGTACACTAAAGAAGAAATAGATGACATGCTATTTATGGAAATACAAGAATTAATATACGATTATGACTGAAATACAAAAAATAGAGGCGATAACAAAAGATATCTTAGCCGGATACTACGGTACTACACAGAAATGTGGTACAGAAACTCAAAAATGGCAATACGCTCACAACCAAGCAAGGAAAATCTTTGAAGGTGAACTAATAATTGACTCTAATTATACTGCCAATGTTTGATATAACTGAACAAGATTGTGAAACTATCACTAAATTAAGATGGTTACAAGTAAAAGAATTAGCAATAAAATACTCCAATGACCAAGAATTTGGTGCAGAAGTAAGAAAATTAATTAATAAATGAATTATGGAATTTAAAAACTTAGTAGCAAACGATGAGTTTGGTATGGATTATGACCAACTAGGTCACAACGAACAAGAATGGGTGATTGACTATATTGATATTTGTTTATCATGAGAAAACTATTATTAATACCATTATTACTTAGTAGCTGTAATACATTAGAAACAGTTTACGTCCCTAATAATTTAAATAAAATAAAAAAGAATTTAGATTTAATGGAAAAGTATGTTGAATACGACTTAAAAAATGGATTAATGGATTCTACTTCTGCTTTTGATTACTTACTTATAATAAATAATACTAGACAAGGAGTTATAAAAATGAATTACAAACTAAATACGAACACTAAAAGATAATATATATATGAAAACAATTAAATTTTATCCTAGCAACAGATCACTGATTAAGCTAGACGGCAAGAAAGTAAAAGGCTATACTATAGATAGCATACCAGATGAGTGTAACTCATGGTTTAATTACAAAGGTTTAACTTTTGTAGTAAATTAAAACAAATTAAGAAGTGACCGGCTTAAATGCAAACCACTAATAGAGTCTGGACGGCGAAACTACTCTTACACTTCTTTAATTAAACCACGACTCCAACCACCGCTTCGTAGGCGCGTAACGGAGAACAACAGTGGGGCTAAGTGACGGCTTAGCTTGGACAGCGAGGTCAGGTGTTGACTGTTCTAGACATGAGAGGTTCGAATCCTCTCTCTCGCTCTATGAAAACAATTAAAGTAACAATGAAGGAAATATACGATGCTATGAAGCCTTCAGTAGAAAAGAATAAAAAGAAATATACACGTAAAAAAAAGCATAAAAATGGCAAAGGAGAGAACAATGAATGAAATAAGACAAACTAAAGAGTACTACACAGGTAATACTCATGAAGAATGGGCTAATAAAGCAAATAATTCAGAAGAAATGGGAAAAAATAGAGAAAATATGAAAGAATGTCCACTTGATCCTGTAGAAGAAGCTAAAATACTAATAGTAAATAAAATAACTAAACACTTTCATGATATAATGTTTGAAATGGTTAACGAAGAAATGGGTAAAAACTATGTGTTTCAAAGCCAAAACTACTTAACTGAAGCAGGTTATGAGCAGTTTGAAGATGAATGGTTTGAATTCTATCACAATCATCACGGTGATATTATTTATGAAGTAATGAATAATATTACAAACTAAATACGACAACTATTGGATAATATATATATGAAATGCACGCACAATATACCAAAACAAAGATTAGCACTCGGCTACACGACTTGCGTCGAGTGCTCGACCGAAGAAAAACTCGGTTGTATCGATACTATAAACCACAAAACTGGCAATACTATTCAAGTAATGTCACGTAGTGATGCAGATCAAGCATCAAAACTAACAAAACGTGCCGGTTTCGGCACACTCAGAGCCATCACTAAAGGCTCAAGTCAACGTAAAACTAAATATCAGTACGATGGATGCTCAACCTCTTATGTAGGTAATGACAATTTGTTCGAGCACATAGGTAAAACTTACATCGACTACTTAGATGTTGACAAAGATATTGCAGAGCGTTATTTAACTCGCTCGCTTAACAACTT